TTGTGTATTTGTATTTTGAATTTATCAACTTAGGAATATTCTAATGATTGGCATTCCTAACGCAATTATTAAAATCCCAGTCTTCCCCACTTCCCCGGTTAATTTTGACCCCTACACCGGTGAGCCGATATTTGCCGCCCCTACAATCAACACTATCAGGGCCTGTCTGGAAGAAAAAACACCGCCTAGGGAACAATCACTACCGGGACAGGATACGGCGATCGCCTATTTAGCCGGGAGAATCCAAGGTAAAGCACCACAGTTTCTAACAGTCCGAAACTTTTATAACATCACCATCACGTTACAGAATCAAACAGTTGACGGGCGATTCTATTTGACCACAACGCCTAAAAGCCGACTAGGACTCGATTCTGTGTTTGGGGTAGCCATTTACGGTTGGCTGGTTTTGTAAACCTTCAAGCAAACTACTGACAAAATACCGTTTGTGTGCTTATGATGGGAGAAGCAAACTTTAGGAGGGTTTAAAATTGAGCGTTTTACAATGGTCGGCAACTGAAATCCGCATTCACGAACTCGCTAAGCGGGTTTGTGAACTGTACAATAACGCTGAACTCAAAAAACTTACCAAGGTGAGTCCCCAGACCATCCGTCGGTGGGCCCAGGGTTGGGAGGATAAGGGGAATAGACCTACTGAATCAACCGCGATGTGTTTACCGGCGATTCTGGCAGTCAGTGAGAATAATTATCAACGGTATTTAAATGGGGACATAACCCTAGATGAATTTTGGGATCTCAAGGGCAGTGCCAAAATAACAGCCGGCACTGAAATTACGGTAGAGTCAGTCCTAAACGACGCCAAACGACTATCTACAAGTGACTTGCTCAAGTTAATGTCCAATCTGTTTTTAATCATCGTTCCCAAGGAATTAAACGAATTACAAGCCGAACCCCAAACTGAGTCCCCTAGATGGGTGGAGTTGAATGAAACGGCAAAAAAGCGTCTAAGCACCCTACTGAATCTGTCCAATCTTTACCTTGAGCAGACCTATCAATCCATCATTGAAGCGGGGGCAGACAAAGGGTTGGTAGAAGACATGACCAATGGAGGATTTAAAAACAATTACACCGAACCTATTTACTATACTCTACTCCCTTTCCTATGCCACTGCTCAAAATGGCACGGGGTTGTACCCTCCGATGCTAACCCCGCTCAGTACTTTGATTCTGTCGAACAATTGGAAGCTTCACTTAATAGCTAAATACTAGCTAACACTTTTTCCTTGCCTTGACGACAGATTTCATCTAACTTTTCCCAGTTCACGCCTAACGTTAGCATCGCCATTAACGGTTCTTCAGTGAGTGCCGTATATTCCCGGTCGTCTAACACATCGGCGCAACGGACGCTTAGTAGTTTTGGCTCATCGTTGTCCAACACGTCGAATACGTCTACTACGTCACCGTCGTTGGCTTTTAACTGGGTTACAAACCGATATTTGTAATCTCGTTCATTTGATGGCGGTTTAATTTGGCGATCGCCCTGAGCTTCCTCCTGAATTAGTGCTTTTATCCACCGATACGCATAGCTAGAAAATTTAATCTCCTTGCCGTCCACTACTGGCTCATACAGGTACAGAGCATAGATTAAGCCGATATGCCCCGCTTGAATTAAATCATCGGGGTTTAATTTGTTATTGCGGCGGTGTTTGCGGTGCGCCTCACTAATCACCATGGCGGTGTTATGGGCAATGAGTTGATGCATGGCCTTTTCTGCCCTGAGTATCTCTGGGGTGTTTTTAATTCTTGCCCGCGCCGCCCGTAGTTTCAATTTTTTCCATCCCCCGCCAAAAGATTTTTTAACTTCCAGAGATAGTGCATCCTTCAACGGCTTAAAATCCTGCCACAATTGCCGCTGCTCAATTTTAGTTAACGAGCGTAGTTTGATGCGAGAAGCCATAATCCCTGTAACTCGTAATGTCTGAATCATAACACAGTTTGATAGTGTACACCGCTATTATGCCAAACCCACTCAATTATTTCAATTATTTCCAATCATTTTATTTATCACCAATTGCCGACAATCCTAATCCACAATCTACACAATCAACCACCTTACTGTCAATATCCCAAAATACCTGAAACCCCTAAAATCTTGAAACCCTTACCAGTCAAGGATTGTAAGGTGTTTCACCCTCTTAAGGAATTTATAGGGGGTGAAACAGTGGGGTTTTAGCAAAAAAAATACCCCTCTAGGGGGTGACAAATACATAAAGGGCATGGCTAGGATTCAGGAGGTTTCAGCCTACGTTGTAAATCCCCTTTCCATCGGCGGATGCGGGTAGTTAGAACTTTTTTGTTCTCCGTTGCATCCTGACGATGGCGGGCCATGATGCTATTGTAATCAGGGTCATTAGGTGAGATAGGCATAATTACTTATTTAATGACTTGGACAGGCATTAATAGGAATAGGCTGTTATCGGAGCCGGTAAAAATGATGGGTTGGTTGGCTTGGTTGATTTTCAGCTTAATTTCCTTGCCCCCGACAGCGTTAATGCCGTTAACAACGTATTTAAAATTCATGCCAATCTGAGTTGGGGAATCCTTGTCACCGTAGTGATTGCCAGTAGTCGTGCAGGGAATGGATTCAGTTCCCTGTCCAATCTCACTGGAGGCGGTTTCAATGACCAGCTCTGGGGCTTCTGTCGTGTCATTAACGGTCATCGTGATCACATTGTTTTTAGGGTCGGCAAATGCCGTTAACCGGGAAATAGCGGATTTGAGTTTGCTAGCCTCGACCGTAACCACCCATTCAAATTGAACTGGGACTAACTGCGAAACTTTAGGAAATGCACCGTCTAGAATGCGAGAAATAATAGTTAGGTCGCCTGCAAAAAACTTAACCTGTTGTTCTCCCAATACCATCTCAATATCGCTATCTGTACTTTTAGCGACCGATAGCAGCGCCTTCGTGGGGATTGTGACTGACAGGTCGTCTTGGCAACCGTCTGACCAGTAACGGGCTAATGTGTGCCCATTGGTGGCATTAAAATACAGCGTTCCCTTGTCAGTAGCCAGATTAATCCCACACAAAATCTGCTTAGTCTCATCAGTGGAAGCCGACGATGCGACAGCGGCGATCGCCTCACGCAATGTATCCCCTGACAATTTAATTGCCTCCCCTTCCAATTGGGGTAATTCAGGATAATCATTAGAGGGTAAACAACTTAAATCATAGTGTCCCGTATCGGACTGAATACTAAGTTTTAGGCTATCATCGGACTCTGTAAAAGATAGCAAAATATCGCCATCTAACTTAGAGACAATGCTAGAAAATAACTGATACGGCACACAAACATCCGTCGGCACCTCCCCTTGGTAATCAACCGCAAACCCTTTGTAGATAGCAGTTTTGAGGTCAAATCCACAGACCCGTCCGGTATCGCCATTGGCGTACAGTCTGACACAGGCAAGAATGGGATGGGTCGGTTTAATCGCAATGGCTTGCCCAACGATAACCAGAGCATTATTGAGCGTTTTAGCGTTAACGTAGAATTTCATTTGTTTTTAAAAATCGGCACGTCACTATACTAAAAAACCCGCCACTATGGACGGGATAAATTTACTTTTTGCGATTAAATTGTTTACCACAGTCACGACATAACCATTGCTGACGGTTGTATGGCGTTATGCCGTTTTTGACGGTGTTTAGGCTGTCGCAGTTTGGACAGACTTTTTTGGGAACTCAATAGGGTACATGACTTTTTCCCAAAACTCCATACGTGCTGGGCTTTGATCCTGGGATTCAATCAACATGAGTACGTTAAATAAGCCCGTGCAATCTGACAGGGAGTTAAAAACAAAATCTTTACCTGCCCGAATCCAGTGGGCTTCCCCTTCGGTTAAGTATGTTGCCCACGATTTTAGGGCTAAGGATGCATGAGGGTGGCTGGTTTCTACAGTGAAATGAAAGTGTTCGATTTCATTGTTTATTTTTGCCATGATGCCAAATTTGATGATTCCCATAGTTTTTTCTGTGGTTGGTTTGATTGTGCCCCTACTTAGCGAGAGAGGCGATCGCCAAATTAATTATTCAAGATCATCTAAAAACTTCAAGACATTTTCAATTAGTGATGCCAATTTGTCGCTTTCATTGTGGTTAAGATTTTCAATTTTACCGGCATTAAGTTGGTCTTGAATGCCGTCTAACAATTCGTAAAGTTCGGATGCGGTCATGGTAGTTATCCTTTAGTGGTTGGTTTACGTTACCCATGCTTAGCGAGAGGGGCGATCGCCGGTTGATTATTCAATGTTAGATTCTACATACTGAGTAATCAGCTCAGCTAAATTGTCGGGAGCTGGAGTGCCGTTATCATCCGACTCCCACCATTTTTCAGTCATTAATTGATTGACTGCTTTTTCTACGTCACCATCAAACGGCTTTACAAATTCAGCGGTGGTGATTTGTCCAACAAATAGCTCGTATGCAGTGAAAGCGTCCATGGTAGTTATCCTTTAGTGGTTGGTTTGCTTAGCGGGCTTGGCGTGTTTCGCTTGCCTCCATGTAATTACTATCTCACCCCTCCCCATGCCTATCATGTTGTATTGTGACACTTTCCAAACTGTCACATCCCGACCCTGTCAATTAGTTGCCATTGTTTCAAGTGAGTCGCTATAATGGGAAGGATTAGTTTCATTTGATATGGTTTGGTACGACTTCTATTTCCACCGTCCCCACCGCAGCGAGGGGATTTTTTTTGCCTGTAGTGTTGCAATCAACTAGAGTTGTCTATAATATTTGATAGAAGTCTCCCCCCCCCTGCATCAAATGCAATTAATCAAAACAAGCAAAACTAATCCTTGCCCTGTATGCGAGACGACTAAGGGAAAATGCCGGACTAGGGATGACGGGCATGTCCAGTGTATGAATTTCCCTGATGGTGGGGGAAATCCGCTGTATAAATACGTTGGGCTAACCTCTAACGGACTGTGGGGAATGTATTTTCCCCTAGGGAATGACGATTTTGACCGTAGTGAATGGCAGCGTAAGAAACTTGAGAGGGAAGAAAGAGAGGCGGAACGGGAGAGACAGCGCCGGGAAAAATGCTTAGACGCCCAGAGTCGAGATACTGAGATTCGTAAGGTGTTAGAGCAGTTGGCATTGAATGATGGCGATCGCCGTTATTTGTTGGGTCGGGGCGTACCGCTAGCCATCATTGAGCGATGCCGGTCTGTGGTGCAGTGGCAGAATTTATCTGAGGCTGTCCACGTTAGTTTGCCGGGGGTGAGCAAATACGGGAATCGGTTGAACACGCCTAATGATGGGATTTTAGTGGCAGTGCCCGACGGGAACGGCTATTTGGCAACGTTGCGACTGCATGACCGTTATACACCTGATAGAAAATATACCTGGCTAAGCAGCAAATCGAGAGGGATTGATCCGCGCTTACCCAATAAAGAATATCCAATCGGGTATTACGAACCGGCAAAAATCACAGATCATACTCGCATTGGATTGTGTGAGGGCATGGAGTGGAAAGCCGCTGTCGCCGCCAATCGGTTAGGGTTTCCGGTGATCGGCTTTAGCGGTTGCGTGTTTTCCGGCTCAATGTCCCAGGCTAAAGCGCTGATTGGCGACAAAACCCCCGTGTTGATTGCCGATGCCGGAGCGGTTAAAAATCCCCACGTACTCCATGCTTACACTACAACTGTCGAGATTTTTGACTTCCATAATTTGTCAATGGAAGTGGCGTGGTGGGGACAGGTTAAAAAATCTGATGGTGACATCGATGAGATACCAGGCGATCGCCCTATTGAATTTATCTCCGTCCAAGAATTTAATAATATTGCCAATCAGAAACCAGCTAAAAATACATTTTACCAAGCTTGTATTAATCTGACTAACAAGCTAATGGGGACAGCGACCGGGGCGAAAAAACTAGCCCAACGGCTAAAAACGGGTTTAATCCGCTCAGAAGTTGATCAATATTACAAGCCGGGGGAAGGGAGTAAACTGTACGGAAAATTAGTCAGAAGCGGGCATAAATATATTTTGGACAATAGCCCAACCGGGACAGGTAAAACCCATACAGTGAGCCAGCTTAAACAGGGTGAGTGTTTCCTACAACCGGACAATGGGGATGAGGTGAGAACTCGCATTGTGTACTGCCCCCCTAGCCATCGTAATCCTACCAATGCTCAAATTGAGGAAGACTGGTTTGAGACGGCGGCCCGTAATAATGGTTATTATTTGAACTATTGCAAAACAACAGACCTAGGCAGTCCCTATCGTGAATCGTTGCAGGGATTAGGGAAAGTGGACGATCACGAACGAACTGAGAGTAATTGTCATTTAGCTGACAAATTTATGCAGTATTACGCCGCCGGTCGGGATACTAAGGGGATATGTGGTGGGTGCGAGTACCGAGAGAAATGTGCAGTTAAAAAAGGGGATGGGTTTGGGTATATTTCAGAGTCGAAAAAGTGGATTGCAGAACCATTAATCAGAACTTCTACCCAGTGGGTGGATAAGGAGAAAGTAGAAGCCGCCGCAACGGGTTTAATATTAGATGAGGCGGGACAGGTACAGTGGACGGTTGAAAGAACTGTAACCATGAAGCAACTGGTAAAACTGTTAGGTTTGATTCGTGATAAGGATGAAAAATTACATGATAAATTGGAACCATTAAAAAATGGTTTACGAAATTTATCTGATTATAACGTTCCTAACTGGGGATACAATACACGCCAAATAATTGATGCACTATTTTTAGATGATAGGCTATTGTATGAGCTAGGAACTATCGCCGCGATTGAGGCTGAAAATATTGACAAAAAACAAGTACAGCCAGTCTTTTTGGTGGATTTACTTGAGATTCTTTTTGGTAAAAAACAGGGGTCTTTGTTGTTAACCGAAGACGCCTTGACCATTAAGATTCAGAATCATCGCTTAGTACAAGCTTGCCACGCGGCTAAGTGGGTAATATGTCAGGATGCAACATGGTCGAAACAACACATGGCGATCGCCCTGGGTATTCCTGAGTCTGAGATTTACGTTATTTCCCAAGAGCCGCAAACTATCACGAACCTAACTATTGAACAGTGGAAGGGGGCGGGAATTTTAGGTAATAGTCGTACTGACAATCAATTAGAACGGTGTGGGATAATTCGCAAAGATTACGAAACCCAGTATGGCTCGAAGGTTGGGTTTATTGATTGGAAACGTTATGGGAGTCCGAGTGACTTAGTCCACTGTGGCGATAGTCGGGGTAGTAATGCGTACAAAGAAAAGGAGTTAGTGGTATCGTTTGGATTGTCCCGTCCTAATATGAGCGCGGTTCGTTTGGAGTATGAAACCCTAACCGGTAACGTGATTGAAGGCATAGAAGATAAGCAGTTTAGTGAATTTTATAACCATGTTGTGGCGGCTAATTTGGTACAGGAAATTGGACGATTACGGGCTAACAGACGACAGGATCAGAAGTTAACCTTTGTGTTGATTGGGGATGGGGATGTAGGTTTTTTGGAGGAGTTGGGTTTTGATTTAGTGATTGGTGACATTGCCGAAAAATATCCTGATATTGACTGGGGATGGAAGGGATTTAGTAAGCGCTATTTAAATCTAGCCATGCGGATTTGTCGGGCGGTGGGGCGTGAGAAATGGCTAGGTTTATCGTTACGGAAATGTGCAGAACTGTTAGACCGTAGTGCGGGATCTGTCTCGAAGTGGGTGAGACGTTGGTTTGGGGTGGAGGGCGATACCGGCGGCGTGGCGTTTGAACGGTTTCGAGAATTAGTCTACGCCGCAATCTACGGCACCAATGGCAATGTCAAGCCGTTGTCAGAAGAAGAAGAAATATATGTTAACGCCATATCTGAGCTTTTACCTCAAATCAAGACAACCGGACTAAATTTAGGAAGTGAACTCAAATGGCTGATTGATGTATGTGGATGGACTGTATTTTTAGAAACAGTAAAACGGCTAGAAAAAGACTACTCTATTAAGCTGATAGCCCGTATTTTTGACGTTGCCCTGAGTACGGAAACGGTTGCTTAATATAGCCACTGTAATCAATTAATCTATACGCGGTGAAAAACTTTTTAGGATTTGACTTTTTTTGCGAACAGACAGTAGACGGTTTATGGACTGGCTACGGCACAAATGGCAGTGTCAAGCTCGAAACAGTGACAGAGCCAAGCTTAGATAGTTTGTATTCTGTTTTTGAGCGTCAAGCTGTAGTATATCAGTGTCAAGCTGATATGGGGGCATCGTGGGTAACGCTAAAAGACGATTCTGGGGCGGTTGTTTACGTTAACTTGCCCTGCCAAGCGTTATCAGCAGAAGTCTCCCAATTAGCGGTTGATATTAACCAAGAAAAGACTGCTATTTATGACGGGATTTTTGATAACAAAAAAGCACAGTATCGGGTTAACGTGCGCCCCTTTAAACACTATGCTTTATGTAAGTTAATTGGTATTTATACTGAGCCTAATTTGTTAAAGCTTTAGAGGTCAAACTTTTTGCAAGCTTGCTGATAAAGTAAGTCGCCATGTTCTGAGTTTTGCTCATAACAATAAGCAAGTATTTTAGCGTGCCAACGGATATAGATTTTAACTTGCTCAGTGTCAATTTGAGCATGGCTTTTATGATTCGTTGTAACTGCATTGGTTTGCGTTGGCTGGTTAACTGGGACAAATTCCCCATCTTCCATAATGTGGGTAATGCTGTAAAAATTGCCGTTTTTAGACACCATAATCATGTCCCCTTCTCTAAGGTCTAAAAATAGGCGATCGCCATCTTTACCGTAGAGAGTGATAGGGGTATTGTCCTCTAAATAGGCTTTTACAATGAGTCCCGGTTCACCGTCTTTTTTTCTAATATATTGCTGGGCTGATTGGCTAATGATGGCGGTAATTTCTGACATAATTAATGTTTAGAATAGACACAGCTATCTTAAAAATTATGTCTGAATTAAACATCTATCAAAACCAACCTTATCCTACAGAGCCGATGCTTAGCGTATCGGTAGAATGGGTTACACAAATTAGTGAGAATCGGTCGGGTAAAGAGAATAGAATCCCTAAAATAACCGAGCCACAATATAGCATTGAAGGGTCTGATTTTGTTTTAAAAGATGAGGATTTCGCCGTATTTGTGCAAGCTTTTATTAACGCTGAGGGTAAAAATAATGCGTTTCCTTTTAAGTGTCCTTTGGATTACTATTGCACAAAAGATGGGGAGTTTTATGATTCTGCTAGTTTTCAGCGGGGCATTTTAGTCCCAATTGATAGTCTGAATTATCAAATTGTTAAACAGTATCGGGTCGGGGCAGTTAATGCTTACAAAACAATTACATTGCCGGTAGACGGAACAATTCATGTTTATGCGGGCAACACAGAGGTATTTCCAACTGTCAATTTATCGACAGGTATAGTTACTTTTGCATCGTCTCCAACCGGGGCATTGAGTGTGGAGTGTGAGTTTCGTTTACCGATGCGGTTTGATATAGACGATAACCAGCTAAACCAAATTAAACGAGCTGTCAATTCTATTTATTCAGCCAACGATACCAGTCTATATTTAGCAGTTAATTTTAGACTATTAGAAGATATGAATTATGAGCGTAAAACACCTTTGATTTTTTATGATTGGACTGGTAGCTTAGGGTATAATTTTGATGGGCATCCTTTGGCGGATATTGCCTATTCTGACCGCAGTTTAACCCGCATTCAATCGTCAGATAATAAACGGGAATTGCGAGATGGATTAGGGGTATTTAGAAAAAAATATGCAATTGCCAATAACAACATGAACTGGAATGCTACCCAAAAGTATTTTAATCTGTTTATGGCGTGCAAAGGGCGTTTATTGCCGTTTACGTTTGAAGGGCAAACCGTTAGGTTGGATAGCGATGTTTTTAGCGTTTCAATGATTGGTTATAATAATGTAACAAAAATAAATCCACCGCCAATAATCATTGAAAACGACACATCAAGCTTTAGCTTTGATCTTGGCAGTCCTCCCAATGGTCGATATCCAAGAACAGTAGTCGCTCCCGAAACTGTACAGAACTACGTCAGCCAAGGTTATACAGCAAAGGCATATTTAACCAGTGCAACATGGGATAACGGGTTTATTGCTGTTGAAGGTGGATACTCCGTTGGTCAACCCGGTGATTCGTGGCCTGACTTGGGTAGTTTTTCGGGGCAATATTTATACTTTGGAGAGGGGACGGAAATTGATGTTTTGATTGTACAAGAATCAGGCGGCCCATGTTATTTTTACGGGACGGTGACATGGGAATTGACACGATAATCAGCAGTCCAATCCCGTATATGTCAACACCAGGGGCGGAAGGAATTTTAAGCCCACGGGGGATAATAACGGCAACTCCTATTAATTGATCAACTAGACTAATGTTCTGCCATTGCCATTATTGTAAAGATAATCAATCTCTTCTTGATTTAAAATACCTGCTATTATATAAAATTCGTCAATGTATCCATTCAATTGAGTTGTTGGAACAGACCCAGCATAGCCAGCTAATCTAAAATTCGGGGCAGTCCCCCAAAAATCAGTACCACTAGGGAATGTGCTGCTGGTATTTTCTAAAACCCCATTAATATATAGCCTTAAAAATGTATCATTTTTTTCATATACTAAGTGATACCAAGTGTTAATAGACAATAATTGAGTAGAGTTTGCGGTCACGATAATTCTTTGATTGTTTGCAAGTGCGTAATATGTAGCAATAGATGGAGATAAACCTGTATTGTTTGCTCCACAACCAATACCATTGTCGGACACAAGTTGGGCTTGATATATTCCCCAAGGGCCCGCATAATTAAAGCTATTCCAGCGACACCAGCAGGAAATCGTGTAAATGTTGGCGGTTCGTAAAGTTTCATTGATTCTAATACTTGCCGCTGAATTATTCCCCCCTGTATAGGACAAAGCGTTCCCTATTTTTGAAACGGAGTTTTGAACTGTTCCAGCAACCGTAAAATTACTGTAGCCACTAGCTTTAATGTCTGAAGTAGTAGAATTTCCAGACCATCCCCATAAAGTTTTAGATCGTAAAATATCTAAAATAGTTGGCGGCGGCGGCAATGAAATAACTTGATAGTTTATTGTTTTGTTTTGTCTGTCTGCCAATCCATTTCTAAGTTTTTGAGTGTGAATGATGCCGGTGCCAGGTGTTGCAATAATTTTGCTCCCAACACTTAACCCAGTCCTGATAATCTTGCCGCATTTATTGCCAACCTTATGAATAGTCATAGCGTAATCACAAAATAATCAATACTAATTTTTGCGTCCGTTGTAGTCGTTGCGCCGCCTCTTAATTCGTCCCCAGCCTCAAGGTAGAAAGTCATTAATTCAACCGGGGGAATGTTGCCAGATGTGGCGTTATTAGCGGCAATGGGGTAAGTATTTAAAAGTTCATAGGTAGCGTTTGCAGAGCTATCAAACCGGCTTAATGTTACTGTTCCTGCCGTTGCGCCATTACTAATAGTGATATGGTCAATCTTGATTCTAGTCCCCGCAGATGCGGTTAACAATGCCGTGGTTAACGTGCTATTCAAAACAGCCCCTTTAAATTGTGGATCGGAAATTGTAGACATTAGAAATAAACCTCGAAAAATTTAACAGATTCGTAATCGCGGTACAGGTAATCTTTATCATTAATCACAAAATCCGTTAATGATTCCCCTGTGCCGGTAGGATTGGTAACGGTGACTTTTCCCGTGGTAGTTCCAACGCCGATACTACCAGTGATAACGCTATCAGAAATAACGCTAAAACTTGTAAGCGAAACACCGTTAATTGCCGCTGTTGTAGCGCTGGTAAAACCCGACCCGTAGATTGTAATTGCATTGCCTACTTGTCCACTCCTCGGAGAAAAATCAATAACACTAGGGGCTGGGTCATAAAGAGTAGGAGTAAGAGAAATACTGTAACCATAGCCGCGCCCGACCTCACTGGATAACTGATATACTTTTATCGTAATTGTGGACTGGGTAACACTAAAATCTGTTATCTGTTCACTAGCTAAATACCTAACTGTTGACTCACTACTGGTTAACGTTCTGGCAACTGTTACGCCATCATAAATATCAACCTCAAACGATTGAGGAATTAACGCATTTAAGCCCGTATTGTTAGCCGTCCAATTAATGGTAATGTTACCCGCGCTGTCTTTTGTTGCCATAACACCCGACGGGGCATAAGGCTTGTAATAAGTGCCCTGTATGGTGTGATTGGTAACTGTTAGGATATCCACTAAGCCAACGTTGTTAAGCACGGCTTTAAGGTCAATTTGTGCCCCGATTAGCGTTTGATTAATAGGCAAACTAATTAGAGCGTTGGTAGTCCCCTTGGCAATGTAAACCGCCTCACCGTTACTATGGGCAGTGCGCGGTGTACCATTAACGCCCCGTTGTAAATAGCTAATTTGATAGGTGTTCGGAGCGGTTAAAACAACATTTCTTGTTACTACCTGTTCACCACCAATCAGCAATATTATTTCCTGATTATCAAACTGTGATTGACTTAGGGCTTCTAATTTCCCCTCACTCATTATCACCGTGGCAGTGTTTACCGTATCTAATCCACTGGTTAATGGTAATGACCCCGATAACGTCCCCTTAGCCGTGGGGAGTAGCGCTGTGGTGATTGCTTGGTAGGTTCCCCCGTTGAATCTTCCGTAAACCGTTGTAGCGCCAAAGTCATCCCCATCCCTGGCGATCGCCGCATAGATACAAGGTAAATCTGTCGTCCTAATCCTGTTAGTTTCAACGACTGAAATTACCGGTTCCCCATAGTCAGGCTGTTCATTATTTGGATTATTTGTAACAATCGTATAGTCAGGATTAGAGCCGTAGTAAACTGTAATTGAATCGCCATTTTGAATATCACTACTCGGTAAAATTGTTATCTGTCCCGTCGTGGTATTAACACTATAATCAACCCCTTCAATATACGTTATTGCCCCATTAGCGCTTACAATAGAAACGTCTGTGTTAATGTTTGGCGTTAGCTGAATTGCGCCCCCATTCCAGACAGTTGAGTTAACCCGACTAACGGTAGGTTGTGCGGTAAAGGCATTAGTATCAAAGCTATAAAGTTCAATCTCCCCAATCAGATTAGCACCGTAAACAATGGAGGCAATGTTAAAACTAACCGCCCCCTGTCCTTCAATTAATGGTAAAGCGACCCGAAACGATTCTGTTAGGTTTATGGCATCTTCTGGCAATAGATTAACGGTAAATCGTCTAGCCCATAGCCACGCAAATTGTAGATATTTCCACGTCCACCATTTAGCATCGTCAGGGGTTAAAAATAGAATTGAATTGATAGATTTAGGATTGTAATGCGTTGCCAATGGATAATAGCGCGTCTCATTATCCCCATTAAAATCATCGTTTAAATTGGTGTAATTCAGCGTCACCGATGACGGCAATTCTGAGATATCCGGCATAATCTCCTCATACGGATCGCCGGGTTCTGAGCCGTAATCAATCGCGGCTAATTGATTAAAATTAAGGTTAGTCGTTGCGGTTGTATTCTCTGGTAATTGAAAGACAATTGCGCCGGTATTATCAAGGTAACTAAATAGAAAATGACGCTGTACAATCTCATTGATAAACTCTGCGGCGGTCTGCCCATCTTGTCTAAAAATAGCATTGATTTTGAGATTAACCGCGCCGTTAGTGACTGAGTTTAAAAGTCCACTACATTTAACGTCAACATTCCGAACTAACCCCACACTTTCAGCAACTTCATAAATAACATTATCAATACGATTTTTATTATTATCTTCACGTCTAACAATAACGTCAATAGTACTGGGCAGTTCACCATTAAATTCATCTAAGGGGAAGTCGTCAACGACACAATAGCAAATACCTTTCATATTGCGATCGCCGTTTTCATTCCCTTCAAAACTTTGTATTGTGGGGTCAATTACTTGGTCAAATCCGCCAATGTGAATTGTTAGGTAATTCTCTAACTTGTAATCATTATCTGCCACCGTAGAAGGCAATTCTCCATCACGGTTATACCAAATCGTGTCGTTAAATTTAATCTGTCTAATGTCGTCAATTTGCCCTTCACAAACAGCAAAAGCAAACGTCCCAAAATATTTATAGGTATTAGTCTGAGTGACAGTCCTTCGTCTCCCGCCCTTACCGCCGCCGCTGGCTTGGCTTTCCGTTGTGGTGACAACTTCTTGCCGCCTAGATGGTGCCCAAAATATCGGACAGCCTTTAATCTGTACTCTACCGTAAACTTTAGACAGTGACCATCCCGCGCCGGTTTTACGGGTAGAAACGTCTTCAATCTTGCCAACATTATTCTCATTAAAAATCGTCTTTGTAGGAGTTAACGCCCCCGACAAAGCCGATAAACCAACACTTACAGCAGTCCCAATCGCAGCAGTCGCCATAATAAATTTAACCCTCTTAGGTCTATCTTAAAGAGGGTTAAAATGCCAAAATTATTGATTAATTGGTGTAAACAGTTTTCACGGTCAATGGGTCTAACTCTACGTTAATCCATTGCTGTTGATATTTTTTGATGTCATCATCATTTAATCCAAATTCAATAGCATCAGTGTATGGCGGAGAACCTGTTACGCTACGCAAATAAGCAACTTCAAACATTGCCCATTCAGACGATAAAGCCTCAACATAACAAGCATCTTTCTTGAAGTTATCAGGCAAGCTTAGTTCGATGACGACTAGCTCAATCGGTTCTAAATTGCCAGCTAATTCAACTGCTTTCTCTACTAAGGGATGATAGCAATTGCTAATGCCAGTCATTGCTTTTACTGCCTTTGCATAGTCCTTTGCCGATTGTTTTTGAAGTATTGATTTATGGTCTAGCATGATAATCCCCGCCCAATATAGAGCGGGTGATAGGTTGGCAGATGTTTGATTAATTAGCGCGTGAAATAGCGATGGATAGCAGTATCTAGATGTTCGGTAATTTCATAGTGATTGACAGAATACCGCCCTACTTGCTCACTGAATGCCGGTTCAATTTGAGATTTTACAAACTTTCCTAACTGTTTACCGTCGCCAATTTGCGTGTCAGAATAACCCAACGCTTTAGCCCGTACTTTGACGATAGTATATTGCTTGGGCTTTTCTGCTACTGGCAAGTATTTTAGATTTTGCTCCAAGCTAATCTGATCGACTAACGCATCCTTGAGTAAATGCTTCAAGATGCCCTCACTGAGCGATTCAAGCTTGCTTGCCGCTTCGATGTAGTCAACAGCGTCACGGGTTGGCAAAATCCGTTCTACTGGCTGTTGTGCTTCGATGATTGCACTAGACGTAATCTCAAACCCTGCTAGCTTATGCATAAACACTCGGACTCCCAGCTTTAATAGTTGAGTTGCCATAGTGGGATTATCCTTAGGTAGCCATTCAGCAATCAAGTCTTCATCAATCAAGTTGACAGTCCGCAACCCTTGCGGTGTCTGGACTTCAGCCGTTTTAGTCTCGCCTTGGTTGACAGTTTGACTGTACCGTTTTGATATTGCCTGCTTAGTGAGTCCGCTCATCCGAGCATAGCCTGCTTGGGTTGCAAAACTTTCACCTGTCTGGGTATTGATAACTAATTCAATCCCATCTTTGTCAAAACGTTCGTAACTTACAATATTCACAAGGTTTTCTCCTAACGATTCTAGGGGTTAACTAAAGCCCTCCAGTCTCACCTGGGGGCATACAGTCTATTATAGCCGCCAAACAAAAAGCCCCTAGTCAAATGGATGACCGGGAGCTTTTTGTTGAGTAGGAATATTTACGCTTGTTAGTAAAAACACAATCAACCGTCTTACTGTCAACGCCCCTAAAATACCAAATTCCCTAAAATCCTGAAACCTAGACAGGATAAGGATTCCAGGGTGTTTCACCCTCTTAAGGAATTTATAGGGGGTGAAACAGTGGGGAATTAGGATAGTGGCAACTGATAACATGAGGTTCTGATGACGGTTTTAGTTGATCACGAAATAGCGTCTCTGGCCAGAGGGGAGATACCGATTCACATTTTGGTGGACTACTCACACAGAGGCCATAACCTAAGCCCGCGTATTTTGCCCCTGGTAAAGCCGTTTGACCCCGACCTAGTCAATCCCCATAGTCTCGACCTACGGATAGGGGAGACGGCTAAATTGCGGGTGATGGGGGGGTATAAGGAAATCGACCTATCTGGCTACTGTGCGGATAGACCCTACATGATGATTCCAGGCGATCGCCTATTGGTGGCAAGCCTGGAAACATTCAACATCCCAATATTTCTCGAAGCGACCTTTTATCTGAAAAGCTCACGGGGGCGGGAATGGTATGGGCACCAATTAGCAGGCTACATTGACGCGGGGTGGCACGGGTCAAAACTGACCATGGAGATTACCAATGATGACATTGAGCCGTTGCCCCTATACTTTGGGATGAAATTTGGGCAGTTAGCTTTCCGATTGCTGAATAGTATTTCCAGCAAATCTTACGCTAAAGTAGGTCGTTACAATAACGATGTATGTGTTATGGAGAGTAAGGGTTGATGGCTAGTTTTATTTACTGTTTTTATATGTGGCTCACTCATTTATTGGCAACAGACTCTAACTCTTTTTGGTGGATATTAAACGGGCATCTGTTTCAAATAAATCAACGAATAGAAACTTTTGAGAAAGACTAATGACTGGTATCTACAAAACCCGTGCTAATTATCAAAATAAAACTGTTGACTATCAATCTTTGATTAGCGCTGAATGCGACAAGGTTAAGGATATGTTGCTAGAAAAAAACCGTAAATACGGCAATAGTGCTTTAGACCCTAAACGGATATTTTCTAGCGCCGATCCTATTGAACAAATTAACGTCAGAATTGACGACAAACTAAGCCGCATCGCTTCTAATCAATCTGACGACACAGAAGACGCTGAGCTTGATTTGATTGGTTATCTAATTCTTAAACGGGTCGCTAAACAACGAAATAACGAATTGCAGAACTTGTTTGGAGCAAACCATGATACCTAAAGAATGCCAAGAATTAACATTAGAGCAAAGCTTAGAAATGCGTATGATTGCAGACAATGTAGCTAAAATGCCCGCTGATGAGCTACGCACTCATATTTTATGGTTGTCTAAAATGCTGATGATTAAAGGCAACATCTTAAAATATTTTATGAGCAAGGAATTAAAAGTTAATCTCAAAAGTGCTAAAAAATAATGGCTTATAGTCTATCGGATTTAGTTTACTCAGAACGTCAGCGGCGATACCTGTTTCCGTCCGGTAGGCTAGTGCCAGAATCGCAAGTTAATAAATACATCAAGTCGTTTCAGGCAGTCTATCTTAAGCGGGTTGTTGACGACACTAACGCTCTGGTTAACGGTAATTTAACCGCTAGGGAGTGGGAAGAAAAAACTGCGTTAAATATTAAAGATGTCCACGTTGCTTTAATGCGGTTTGGTCGGGGTGGAAAAGACAAAGCCTACGCGATGCAATACCTAGACGTTGCTAACGAATTAAGAACGAATCAGTACCCTGCATTCAGATTGTTAGTGCAAGATTTAAGGGATGGTAAATTGTCCCGTAAAATGCTCGATTATCGCCTCTCACGGTTTATTCAAAGTAGTCGGGTATCGTATGAAATGGGGCGGCGTTCCTATGCAATTTATGATGATAAAAATACCCATGCTTTGCGTAAATTAGACGCCCAAGCCAAACACTGTGAAGACTGCGTTAGATACGCTGCAATGGGCATTAGACCGATTGGACAATTACCAGTACCGGGGCAAGCGTGTAAGTGTGCCCAGGCTTGTAAATGCTCGATTTACTATGGTAGTGAGATGAGTTTAATTGAGTTGAAAAATGGATGGCTAGCCTAATTGCTACAACAATCGACAAAGTTCAAACGATGACAGCAATTCCTGTCAATCATGATTCTGACGTTCAACCTTCGGAGTTGTCATGGGAGGCGTTAGGCGCTATAGTTGGCTTGTTAGTTCCTGTCTTGACTGTATGCGTTTTATTTGGTAGTATTCAGGCTAATTTAAGCTTTGTTAAAGAGTCAATAGTAGAATTTAAAAATAGAGAAAAAGAAAAAGAAGAAAAGCATAGCAAGACCGTCAATGACTTAAAAAATGAAATTCATTCTACAGAAAAATCCTTATTAGAAAAACTCGAAGAATACCAAGAAGAGACAGAAATTAATCAAAAAGAAAAACGTGAAGAGTTTAAAGAATATTTATTAATGCATTTAAAAGAATTAATATTACCTCTGCATCGGGAAATTGATCAATTAAAAATCCTTCACCAGCGCCGGGACGAGACTTTAAACGACCTCAAGCGAAAAGTGAAGGACTTAGAGTAAGATTAAAATATAGAGTATTGACCTCTATGTTTGCTTAGCTGCCGCCTTCGCTACGTTGGGCGGCTTTTTCTCGCTTGATAATCCCAATGACTTCATTGATTAGCTCAGAAGTAGGGTTTAAATCCATGTGGCGTATCGCCCGTTTAGCTGTTTCGGTTAAGCGCTGTTCTGCATAGAAGTCCCGGTGTTTTAGCGCGTCTTCAACGGTGTCCAAATGCCAGTTGCCCCAGCCATCGCCTTGCTGGTAGCCAGAATCACGGTAGAATTTTTTACCATTAGCAACTAACGTAACTTTGTTAACTTTTCGACTGTAGCGATTGTAAAATCTTGACCAATAATCAACGCTACAGTATCGCCTTTTTGTAAATGTTCAAAGCTCATTGTAATTACCTCTATCGTTAAAATTCTAACTTGCTTAATTTGTGAATTTGCTTTTTTAGTGAAGCAACTTTTAGATCACGAATTTTGTTGGCTTGCTTCAATGCATCTTCTTTGTTAAAAAATGCCTGATTTCCAAAAAACAGCATCCATCCTTTAGGAAAACTGTCATCGTAACAGATAATGGCTTTGTCGCTATAAACCTTCCCAGGATATTCAAGGATTCCACGGGTTAATGCGTATTTTGTGACATAAACTTTTTGCATCATGTTTGCCTTTAGTTTTGATTAATTTAAAACCGCTTCGATGATTTTTTGCATCATGAGCGGGGGAACGGCATTACCGATCATTTTGGTGTCTAATTTTAGATCGCCACTAAATTGATACCAATCAGGAATAGTTTGCCAACGGGCTAAGCATTGAGTATTAGCTTCGTAGGGTTGACCATCAATAACAATTGTGGCTTGTTTAGGAGATACCCTTACTTTGCCTGACATCGCCTTGATCGTGAACATCGGCTGATGTGCAAAACGGATTGTGTTGTTTGGGATGCCGTCTTTTTTCCTGGATCCGCTTCGTTGATTGACAAAATCCCCCATCCATTTCAGAAGCGTTGTGTGAACGGCGCCAGCGCCCTTGTGGTAATTGATGATCGACTCTTTTTGCCAATTGGTTAATGTTGTTAGTTTGAGAGTGGGGATTAGATCGGCGATCGCCTCATACCAGTTAATAGGCTTTTGGTTTTTCCATTCAATATTATACAGTCCTTGTATTTTTCCCCAATGCTTTGAGGCGACTAAAAATAATCGTTTACGTGATTGTGGTACGCCATAATCAGAGCAGTCAAGCAAGGACTGTCCAACATAATAATCATTGTTTTTTAAGCAACGTTTAATGTTGGCAAGCGATTTGAAACTGGCATATCCTGCCACATTTTCCAGGCTAAAATAATCAGGTTTTAGCGTTTCAATCGCCCGACAAATAGCATTAGCCAATTCAATGTCTTCTGAGGTTTCTTTACCATTCTTAGCCCGTGATGCGTTGATACATGGCGGGGAAGCATGGAGCCAGTCGGGGCTATTAAGAGTTTGCCAATACAATGACTTAACATCAATCGTGTAAGTGTGATGTTCAAAATTATTGCAGGCAATCTCAGCAATATTATCGTCAATCTCAACGCCCCAGATGGGTGTTAACCCTGCTTGCATAGCGCCTATATCCGCGCCGCCCATGCCTGTAAAAAGACTAGCAAATTTCATTAGTTAGATTCCTCAAATTGACTGATTAATTGTTTAATTTGTTTCAACTGTTCAAGGCTTAATTGACGAGAGCGAGAATGATAAAGGCTAAAATAGTCATCAAATTCATGAATTAGGTTAGTCCTTTGAAACTCATCCAAGTATTCTTGCTGAGTTTTGTAAATCTTGATTAATGGGGTATAGTCCCCAGCATCTTCAAGCATTGTTTCTTTATAGAATCGAGCGCGAAAGACATCTAAGTAAAAATACTTTCTGCCTATCCGTGTTACTGTGGCGAATCCTGTTTCTTTTTTATTCCATTTTTTTACCCAAAAAACAGTGTCGCCAACTTTCAAATCAAACATCACATAACCTCTAGTATTTGTTGGGGTGGATAACAGCCAAATTCAGCTTTGAATTCTTTGTTTATCCAGCTATAATCTTTATCTTTTTTGATGGCGATCGCCTCAAGATATGCTAAGTAAGCCAACATAGATTTTTCGTTGCGTTCACCATTGAATACCGCGCCTAATGACCATTGAGCGCTGGGCCATTGGTTAGGGTGAAGTTCTTTGAATTTAGCCATAGCATAACCGGGGGCGATCCCTTTTTTGAATGCTTCTTTTTTCCATTCCCGATACAGTTGACCGGACAATGGGAAATCACATTCAACAGTTCGTAACTCAACTAAATTACTTTCCTGTTTAACTTTTTCTCTTAGTGGATATTCATGTCCACATTCAGGACAGGTCATATCAAAAGTGCGGTGTAGGTGTCCACATTCAGGGCATTCTTTAACCGGCGGGTCGCCTTTTTCTCCCTGTTTAGCTTGAATTAAAGCAAAATCAGAGGGAGTTAAATCTTCAATAAAACCGTGGCGCTCAATGTTGCCAGCTTGGTCTAAAACTAAACACTCTGTTTTACCCTCAGATAACCGCAATCCCCGTCCTAATTGCTGAACGTAAATGGCTTTTGATTTGGTGGGACGGGCTAGGATGACACACTCAATATTAGGTACATCAAACCCTTCCGAGAGTGCATTACAACACGTTAGCACTGTCAATTTCCCGCTCTTTAAATTAGCATATAACGGTTCACGAATCTTAACGGGGCACATATCCCCACTGACATAATTAGCCGCTACACCTGCATTTTCAAAGGCTTTTGCCATGTGCTTAGCATGGGCAACGTCAACGCAAAAGACGATAGTGGTTAACCCATTAGCTAATCGTTGCCATTCACTGACCGCCTTGTTAACAATGCCCTCGTCATTACAAAGTACCGAAAGGTCATCTAAAGCAAATTCACCTGCAACGGTTTTGACTCCGTTCAAATCAGCGCCGCTTAGCCCAAAACATCGGGGTCTAACTAAAAACCCCATCTCTATTAATTGAGACGGTACAGGGGCTAAAACTAGAGCGTTAAATAAATCTCCCATTTCTTCACGTTTAGACAATCGCCACGGGGTAGCAGTTAACCCAATGGTAATTTTATGATGGTTGTTTTGAATCATTGACCGTCCACTTTTACGCCATGCGGTCAGGTGTGCTTCATCATAAACCGCAACATCATCAACCAATGTCAGGGCAGATTTACGACGCTCTAAAGTTTGCATCGAAACTACTTGGCAGGGGTTGTCAGAATCACAATCCATCCCGCCAGAAACTGCACTGGATTTGATGCCGTATTTCTCAAATCGGGCTATAGTCTGACGGACTAAATTATCTCGATGAACCATGAATGCAACACGGCGATCGCGGCTAAGAATATCCGCAACCATTGACGCCGCAACTTCCGTTTTACCACTGCCCGTACTGGCGCAAAGTAGTATTTTATTTTGACCATCACGGATATGGTCGTAAACCTGACGCTTTACGTCTAATTGGTAATCTCTGAGTTTGAGCATACTTCTCCTTTTGGCGTTTGCCACTGCCACGACTAGCCATGATGGGGACAGTAACAAACGCTTATTTAATTGCTAGATGTTTGATTTAGAAGGGCACAGAATCAATCTCTGCGTCACTTAAAGCCGACTCAGCTTCGACTTTGGGTAATTCAGTTTTTTGCAACGGCATTGCATCCATCGCACGTTCCCATGCCGTTTGTAATTCCGCGAGGTCGGTTGACGCTGGGATTTCTAATTCAATGCCGCGATTAGTAGCTTCCTTTGTAGCACTATCGAGATTGTCGATTAGCCGCTGTAATGCTTTATCGTGCCATTCGGGGTCGTTTGGATATGCTCCGTAAACATTGGCATCGAGATTAATTGAGGCACTAGAAAATGCTTCTTTGATAGATTTATCTAGCTTGGATTTGATAGCCATCACAGAATATTCTGTGTCTTGTCCATTACCACTTTTCTTAATTTTGATGTCGCATTCACTAAGAGGACCGGCATCTGGATCAGCGTCATATGCAGCCAATGTTTTTTGAATAGTTGCCTGGGGGATTTCTAAAACCTTTAAATCCTGGTCAAGGTAAGACCACACCAAACAGAACCATACGTGTTTCCATTTTTCTTGCTTGCCAAATTTATCAAATTGACGACCACAAAACGGTAAGCGTACAGGTTCTTGCTGTTTTCCGTCTACAACGGCACGATACAGAATCGGCTTATTATCTGCCCCCCATGTACGGTAAATCAAACGCAGTCCTAAAATTCGGAATTTGTTATCTCCATTTTGGAGCTTCATGAAAATTGACTGACCATTACTTGAACCAACTTGCTCAATATCGTATCCGGTAGGTAGTAACCCCATAAATGCCTCCACTAGGCTGATTAGGTATAAAGCTATATTAGCAAGCACACAACTAAAAGACAAGCATTTGATTGATGTGATTTCCGACTGTCAACCCTGTTATAAATATCTAAGAAGGGGTTAACACCATGTAACCTAATCAGGGTAAGGGTTTTAGAATTTTAGGGATTTTAGTCAAAATGGGGCATTGACAGTAAGATAGTTAGCGCTGTAATATGATTAACAGCTAAGCAAATGTATGGAGTGTCTACCGTGTTAAGCACACAATTTGTAATCAAATCTAAGGTCAACGGCTTTCTATTAGCCGAGTTCTGGCTACAGTCTGAAACCCCCCTATCCGTCCAAGAGTGCCGCAATGCGGTTAAGTCTTTGGGATGGGAACCCAGTGATGTGCGATGGGACTGCCCAAAATGCGTAGAGTTAGATGAAAGCCACCCCGGCACGATGACCCTGATTGATGCCTTTATCCCTTTATCCCAAAAAGTACGCCAGCTAGATAATGGTGAGCGTCAATGGAACGCTACAGGATGGCATGAATATACATCCTTAGACGGTTGCATTACGGCGCTAAGCGCCCGTGCGATCGCCCTAGATTGGGCACTGTTTGACGGGTTTGATGAGGAATTCGCACGGCAAAACATCAAAGTTAACGTTCGATACGTTGACAAGATCGAGTATCCAGTTAGCGATAACGTGCCTTTTTAAATCAAACATTTATCGCCCTGGCAAGCGTCAGGGTAAAACTATGTACCTGTCTAATCCCCATCCTGTCACCCGCATTAAACAGACCGCTAAATCTAGTTACTACCGAGCTTCTGTCAGGCTCGGTTTTAAATTAGTGGCGATCGCCCTAGCAAAAACATTAATCAAAGGCTAAGCAAACCATGAACTATCAAGATTTTTTGTCCAATAAGCTGTCTAAAGTTACGCCGTCTGGGTTTGATATTGCCCTTAATGACCTTCCTGATTGTCTTTTTGATTATCAAAAATTTGTAGTGCAGTTAGCATTGCAAAAGGGTAAGTTTGCCATATTTGCCGGGACAGGTTTAGGAAAGTCTCTCATGCAATTAGTTTGGGCGTTAGAAGTTAATCGTCACACTAACCGCCCCGTTCTGATTCTTGCTCCCTTAGCAGTAGCTAAACAAACGGCAGGGGATGAGTGTACAAAGTGGGGGATTAACGCCCAATACTGCGAGTCTCAAGCCGACGTAATCAATGGCATCAACATCACCAATTATGAGAAGTTAGGCAAGTTTAGTCCTGATACTTTTGCTGGTATTGTATTGGATGAAAGTTCAATCCTTAAGGGATTTAACGGCAAAATGCGGAGTCAATTAATTGAGGCTTTTGAATATACTCCTTATAAGTTGGCTTGCACTGCTACCCCTAGCCCTAATGACTACATTGAATTAGGGAACCATTGCGAGTTTTTAAACGTGATGAGCCGTGATGAGATGTTAGCGACGTTTTTTGTTCACGATGGCAAAGTGTCGTTAACTGATGAGATTTGGAAACTCAAAAATCACGGCAAAATTAAATTTTGGGAATGGCTTGCATCATGGTCTGTTATGTTTCAGAAACCTAGTCATTTAGGTTTTAGTGATGATAATTACCAACTCCCTAAACTCATTGAGCATGAGCTAACAATTGAGTCTGGTATTGTACGGGAAGGTGAACTGTTCACCATGGAGGCACGGGGATTAATTGAGCAACGCCATGCTAAACGCTCAACTATTGACGACCGTGTTAAAGCTGCCGCCGATTTGATTAATGCTAGTGATGAACAGTGGCTTGTCTGGTGCGATCTTAACGATGAATCCGCCGCCCTAGCCGCCGCTATTAACGATTGTGTTGAGGTTAAAGGGTCTGATAAAGACTCCCATAAAGAGAACGCCGCCATTGACTTTGCACATGGCAAAATCAAAGTCTTAGTTTCAAAAGCTTCTATTTTTGGATTTGGGCTAAACTTTCAATCTTGCCACAATATGCTATTTGTCGGGCTTTCTAATTCTTTTGAGTTAACCTATCAAGCCGTCCGGCGGTGCTACAGGTTTGGGCAAACTCAAGATGTAAATGTCTATTATGTAGCCGTTGACATTGAGGGAGCCGTCCTTAAAAATATTCAGAAAAAACATCGTAAGTTTGAAGAAATGCAAGCTAACATTGCCAGTCATTTCTTATCTGCCTATCACGCCATCACTGCTAAAAAAGACTACGATCCTACTAAAGCCATGACTAGCCCTATTCTCGAAGTTAAAGACGGTTTATGCCTTGACCAAAAACATGGGCAAAACTATTCTAGTTTCCAAGGTGATTGTGTTGAATTGATTAAAGCCGTCCCTGATGACAGTATCGGTTACTCTATTTTTAGCCCACCTTTTGCGAATCTTTTTACTTATTCCGATTCTCTTCACGATATGGGGAATGTTACCAGTGACGACCAATTTACGGAGCATTACAAATTCCTTTTGAGTGAACTTTATCGCGTTATGATGCCCGGTCGGCTGGTATCCGTTCACTGCCAAGATTTAATTGCCACTAAGACTAAAGACGGCTTTATTGGCATTAAAGACTTCTCTGGTTTAATGATTCAGTTAATGCAAGAATTAGGGTTTGTTTATCACAGTCGCGTCACTATCTGGAAAGATCCGGTTTGTCAAATGCAACGACTCAAACCCATTGGTTTACTTCACAAACAAGTAGAAAAAGACTCAAGTTTAAGCCGTCAAGGATTACCTGATTACCTGGTAACATTCCGCAAGCCAGGAGAAAATACAGAGCCAATCGAAGGGCGTTTAGTTGAGTTTTACGGGGAAGATTTGCCTCCTATCAGCAATGATCCTAAATGGCATTCTATTAACGTGTGGCAGCGGTACGCTAGCCCTGTATGGATGGATATTGTCCAAAATGATACTTTAAACTTTCGTGAGGCTAAGGAAGATGATGATCATAAGCATATTTGTCCCTTACAATTGACGGTTATCCGTCGGGCTTTGCAGCTATGGTCTAACCATGGCGATGTTGTTTTGAGTCCCTTTGCTGGTATTGGTTCGGAGGGTTATGTCAGCTTAGATATGGATCGCAAGTTTGTAGGCTTTGAGCTTAAAAAATCTTACTGGGATTGCCAAGTTAAAAACCTAGAATATATCGAAAACAAACCTAAACAACTTGCATTGTCAGATTTGATTGCCGTCTAAAATCAAACACCTGATAATTTTGCAGATATCCCTCCAATTGGGGGGATTTTTAGTATAGTTGCGTCCAGTATTTTTATAAAAATGTTTGTCCCTACAACAAAAGCCCTTAACGAATTAAATCTAAATATTAGTCGTCAACACCTATACCACCTAATTAAAAGTGGTGAGTTAGAAAATGGTAAACATTATATTGACGTTCGGAGTCCTAATAGTAAAAGACCCACCTATCGGGTCTGTGTATCGGAATTGCAAAACTATTTTGAGGTTCGATAATGTTTTCAGTTTTAGAGCACAAAACTAACGGGGAGCGGTCTTTGGTGTTGTGGGATTGCCAATTTATTAGAGGCGAAACGGCACTACATTGTGGGTTAGTTTGGATTGATAAATCCTGTAATTATAGTCGCGTCCAATTAATACCCAGGATGGCGACTAGTCCGATTATTATCATTGACTTCCCCTCTGCATTAAGGGGGTTAGCCACAACTCAGGTCATCCCTGACGTGATTTTTAGAATAGAATCGATAAATTAATTAATGGTGATTTATGACCGCTTGCACCCTACAGCCTGTAGAACAAATTGATAGCACGTTAATTAACTGGTTAAAAAGTCGGTTAGCTAACAAAAAAATTCCTTTTGCACTGTTTAACTTTAGTGATACCCCTGATTGGTCAGATTGTGAAACCGTTGAAGTGGCAGGATTACAGATTCCTAAATTAGGAGAGTTAACCACTATTGAGCGGATTGTATTAGATAACGTAGCTGACAATCAGATTGAATCTTCCACGCGGTTACAATTAACATTGCGACAATTAGCAAAAGCCCTGGCTACCTATTGGGATGTTATTTGCGAGCAAATCGACTTTAACACGCCGGAAGAAAAGAACGCGGTTAAAACACTAAAAGCACTTAAACCCGTGCAATTGTCTGGTTATATTTTCCCTGCGGATAGTGTCGAATATCGTTTAGTTAGTGCCACAGTTGCGTACCAAGAATTTCAGTCCGAGCATTTAGAAGAAATTACCCAAGCGCTCAATATTGCTATTGAGATGCAAGATGGCAGTTTTTCTAATCTAATGCGGATTGCATTTTTTCTTGCCAGTCGGTTAGGTTCTGCATGGTTAAATCCCGTCAAATTACAACGGCTTACTGAATCTAAAGCACAGGCATTACTTGATTTCGTTGCCCTTGAATCCAACAACGGGGAAGACATTCCTGATATTAAAAAAGCGGATGGTGACGCCAAAGAAACCGAGGGAAAGTAAACCCATACCAGGGCTATTGTGAGGAGTATTGGGAGATTGCCCAGGCGTTTTCTCAGGATCCTCGTTTTAGCCCTGGTAGGTATGGACACCAGCCGCGATGGTTAATCAGGCAAGCGCTAAACTCAATTTGCGATCGCCGCAATTTAGAGCAACAAAGTACAGTTAGATTAACCTATACTGTCATGGGGATGTTTGGGAAGCCTAAAATCGAAGTTGACGATCTATTCCCTCACCCCCTGCATTGGCGGATTAAGACTAGCGGTAAGCGCCTGCCCATTACCAAACGGACTGCCCAAATAGTATTGGCGACCCTCAACGATTACCCGGAAACCAAACCGGCATTGTCAAAAATTATGATCGACCTACAAGCGGCAATTATCACTTAAACATCATGCAAACAGACATTACTTTGTTAACCAAAGCATTAGGCAATCAAGTTCGATACACCAAAATTGTTATCAACGGTGTTGAGGTTGCTTGCGACAATGTAGACATTTACGATAAAGACGGGATCTTCAACGTTTCTGTTTCACTTTATCCATCATCGTTAATCGTATTACCTGAATCAGAGGTGAACGCAGCTACGCATTTACTAAATCAAAAGGCTTCTAACTAAGGCGATCGCCTCATCACTCGAATAGCACACTTCTACTCTGTACCCTGCTTTCTTTAGGCGGGGTATTATTTTTTTCTGACTGTCCGATAGCGTACCCTTGCCATATTTCATTTCTATATATAGTCGCAATTCTGGGATAAACAGGTCAGGCACGCCCGCCAATGCCCCCTCCGACTTTAATTTATTCCACTGTTTAATCCGTTGAGTTTGCGACCCTGCGAGGTTAGCACCGTTGGGGATGGAGTGGATTAGAAGGTCGGGGTAGTTGATTTTGATCCAGGTTACGAATTTTGTCTGCTCTAAATGTTCACTCATGCCTTGCACCATAAGGGTTTGAGGCTATTTTAAAAACTGGTTTGGCAAAAAAATTGACAGTAAGATGGTTAACTGTGTTATATTGATATTCAGTTAAGCAAGCAACCACAGAGACAATTATGAACACTACAGCCATCGCTCAACATCTTAATATTGCTTCCCAAGCAATCCTCGAGGTGCAAGAGTGGGCACAAGTTTATTGGGTGCGCTTCCAAGGTGGTTGCCGTTTCGTGTCCAAAAAACTTATCAAAATGGAGGAAATTGGCAACCGATGGAAAAAAGGCGAATATGATCGCATCTATTTTCAGCCATCGGTCATTGCAAAGTCCTTAAAACTGAGCAACAGCAAGGCCCGCCAAATCAACTCAAACAAATTTTACTACGACATCAAAACGGGGCGGTTCCAATGTGCTATCTCCGGTAGCGGAACACATGGAGTGACCGATACCCCTATTTCTGGCAACGGAACCAAAAACCCACCCTACTGGGTGGATGCCATCAAACAACTAGCAGGAATCTAATCAAAATGAACACACCAACTACCAAAACAAATACCATGAACGCTAACAAGGAAATTGTCGAAAACGTAAAAATCGGAAACGGCTGTTGGGTTCGAGTAGACGACTACGATTGGGAAGCTGCATCTGTTGCCGACTATGACCCAGCAACAGGGAATATGATTTTTGATGGTGTACCGTTTACATTCAATAACTACACAGGAAAGTCATTTCTCTGGGGAAAAGAGATCAAATCCTTTGATATTGCCTATATGGTCGAAATGACAGGGCCCTATCAATGGAATAAACCGGAAAAAGAATGGCGAAATCCGCAAACCAATTACAACTATGCCTAGTCGTTTTGTCTCTCCCCAGCAATGGCGACGATTCAAACTCTGGCTAGACTGTGATTGCAACGTTAAAGCCACAGCCAAAACCGACAAATCACAGCCTGAAATTATCCGCAAGGCGATCGCCGCTTGCCATCGTCAAATCGAAAAATCAAAACCCTAATCAAAATCCCCGCCAACCACACCAGGAAAGCGGGGTCTTTTTTAGCACTAAGCCAATTTTAAGCCAGTGCTATTTTAAAAACACCCAAAACCCTTGCCCTGTCTAGCTTTGGTAAAAGTGCAGTGGTTCCTTGACAAATCCAAGTTATTACCTATCCCAAACAACCTGAAAGCCTTATACAGTAAGACTTTTAGAAGTTCTATATTTTTTAGAGAACTTCTCCCAACTGACTAAAGCCCCCATTTTTGGTAATGGTTTGCTATGGTTTTACATAGTTTTTAAGCCAATTTTAAGCCAATGGCGATAGACCTAAACGGAAGGCTAAACCACGCTAACGGGTTGCTCAAAGCCGGTAAAATCGGGGTCAGGATACAGGCTAGAGGCGATCGCCTCTATTTGGTGGCGACGTTACCGCCTAAGCCAGAATCGCTCAAACCATACCCGCATCAGCAACGCATCTCGCTAGGTTATCGGTTTAACCAGATTGGATTGGATAAAGCGGTTAAGGATGCCAGAGTGTTGTCTGCGAGACTAATTGAGGGAACGTTCTCATGGGGGGACTATGTTGAACAGCGCCCCATGGCGACATTTGGGGATGTTATTGACCTATTTTCGGAGCGGTACGAGTCCGAACGATTGCAAAAGGGACACGACCCGATATTGATTGATCAGACGCTCAAAACCAATTATCTAAAGCACCTCAAGGATTTGGACAGAGATAAAGATTTCAGCGTGGCAGTGTTAGAATCGCGGCTAAAATCGATTGAGCATACTGCCACTAGACGGGGTAAAGCCATTGCGTATGCGGCGCTGGCCGATGCGGTCGGGGTTGAACACAATTTGCGTAGTTTAGCGGGGGGATATAGTTATAAATCCATTAACCCTCGTGAGGTTCCTACTGATGATTTAATTGCCGAAACGTATTTAACAATTACTTCTAAACGATGGCGTACAGTCTATGCTTTATTAGCAATTTATGGACTTAGAAATCATGAAGCGTTTAGGTGTGATTTCCTAGACTTACCAGTACTATTTGTTAACCGGGGCAAGACAGGGGAGCGCTATATTTATCCGTTGTATCCTGAATGGGCTAACGATTGGTTAACTGATTTAACTATGCCCAAGGTCAATTTAAACCGGACTAATTTGCAGTTGGGGCGGGATGTTACCACTTGGTTTTATCGTGTCAAGACAATCCCCTTTGCTGCCTACAATTTACGCCACGCATGGGCTAGGCGGTCTATTGATTTTGGCTGGGATATAACGTTAGCAGCGAAACAAATGGGGCATTCTGTTAAAGTTCACTCTGAGGTTTATCATGCTTGGATTACTCAGGACACCTACGATAAAGCGTACCAACAGTTACTGGCTAACCCCAATCGTCCCAAGCCGCCGCAATAAACCCGCCCCAACATAGAGACGGGCGATAATTTAAAAGCTAATTACTCACCTAACATCAACTGAGTGCCGTTAGTTTTGCGGGTTTGTGACCATAACCGTTTGATGTCGGCAATATACTCAACGGGAATATAAGGGGCTTGAATAGCCCGCAAACCCTCGCAAATTTTGTCTTGATAACCGTGTTTGGTTAGCCAGCGTTCAAACTCTTTACCAGTTTTGAATCCTAATTCCCGCCCTAATTCAGCGGTGGATTTACCGGTAAAGGATACCTTGCGATCGCCCTGACAGATTACAGTCTCAGTGACTTTTTCAATTTTCTCCACAACAGCATCGGGGCGACCCTGGATAAGTGCCAGCATTTGTGGCCCGTGCAAGTCTAGGATTACCTGACTGCGTTCCATGATGAAACGTTGATCGCTCATCATAGAAGCGTTAGCCTTGGCGATGTCAGATTGTAATTTCATTAACTCAATTTGCTGAGCAAAAGCCGGATCGACCTTTTCGACTAGCTTCCATTTCTTTTCCGCCTCAATGAAATATTGACGGATTTGATAGCCCTCTTGAGTTTCTGCCATTAGTCCCATGTGTTTCATGGCATCGCACGTAAGAAAAAAGACTTCAGACTTTGCGCCGCCACCCTGGGGACGTTTCACCATCTCCACATCACGGTGGAAATCGGTTCCCTCATTGAGTTTCATCAATTTGCGCTTAGCTGAATCCTTGCGGGAATAACCAGCAATCTGCCACGCAATATCAAACGGAACTGAAAACTGTTCACCGTTCTGCTCTTGCTCCAACCATTGGTCAATTAATGACCGTACATCATAACTTACAATAGCTTCAGACATTTACGCCTCCTTATTAGGCTAAGTGTTAAAGACCTCCCGTTGATACCGGGGGGCACTTTTATTTGTATCTCTATTGTAAAACATCTATCAAAATCTCAAATACTTGCATCACCTTGGGAATGTTCACCACCTCATCCGTAGGGTTAATGTGGTCAATCACCGACGCTGTAACGGTTTGAAGGTTTTTCCTTGTTACCCTAAACACGCCATTTAAAAGATTTTTGGCAAAATGCTTGACAGTAAGATGATTGAGTGTGTAATATAAAGACAGTTAAGCAAACAACCCAAACGAGGTAACACACCATGATCGCAGTACGTTCTTTTGACTTTCTTGTTTCCATCAACCTAAACACTGCATGGAATTTAGCAAATGACTGCCATTACTACCAAAAAGAAGGCTCGTTGAACGATATTACAAAAATGCTTAAACGTCATGGAGTAAAAGCTATTAACAAAGGAGGATTTCGCGGAATGAATTTACAGAATGCTCGATGGCTGTTAGAAAATATACTAGAAAGATTAGACCAAGAAATCTGGAACTAAAACCAAAAGCCCCCAACCGAAAGGAAGGGGGTTAACTGTTAATAATTTTTTGGGAACAAAACAGACCAAGCCTATTCTAACTAGGCAGGCAAGGGCAAACCAGCCAGCTTACAGGATGCGGCGATCGCCGTCTTAACCGCAGCGGATTCAGCATCGTACAGGGTAGTTTTTAAGTACGGGGGCTGGAAGCTCAGGTTAACCGACGGACGACGGATTTCGTTAACGGGGTTAGCGTCACCGTCAATTGTTACTAGTGCAGTCCCAAACGTGTACTCATAGGCGTCGTTAGTGGCGGGTACTGCCATGGCAACATTTAACGTGCCGTTGTAGCCGATTTTATTGAGAGCGGCGGGTTGTGCATGATAAAAGAATCCGCGATCACCGGGCTCGATAATCAGGGGAATAGAGGGCATAAATGCACGGCTCACCCGTTCCTCTGCGTTTTGTTCACCATAACGGTGGGTTTTCGCGTCCACTTTGCCGACTTCCTCGTTATTGGGTAGGTCGGTGGTGGGGAGGGTGATCAGACCATAGGTCTTTGCCGTGGCGGCGTCAGCAATTGCGGCTACTGCAGGCTGAATAGCTAGAGTAGTGGCGCCTGTACTAATCGATTTCGACTCAGCCGCTACGATAAAATCAGCGCCAAAATACAGATAAGTGCCCTTCTCAATAAAACAAGCGGCGTTAGCTGTTAAAGACGCGGTAACATCATCTTTAGCAATTGCCGTTTCAACAGAAATCGTGTACTCAGTGGGAGTAGCCGTAGTATTAGCGTGGACTTTAACGAGTGTGCCAACGGTTGATACACCTAAGCGCGTATCACCACCTTGGGCAACCAACGAATAATCAACTGGCATAATATCTCCTATAGGTATTAATTAGCCTTTATTACCATTATAAAATCACAACTTTTCTCGCAATTCGTAGATTTTAAAAGTTAGATTCCATTGGGGATAATTGCCAATCTCAGGGCTAGCGGGAATGTAAATATATTCTAGGCATTGAAACTGTGCAGACCGCTCTAATAGCATCACGGCGTTAATGCCTTCCTTGCCTGTATGTTGCACTAACGACAGTCGATAGATTTTTTCAGAATAAACATTACCTGTTGATAACGGCTTAATTTGTCTGGCTTGGGGATAATTTAAAACACATTCTAACCCGGTAACACCGTTAACTTCGGGTACTTGTCCAATTGCAAAAGCAGTATTTGTAAAGCCGTTTTGGTATTGGTATTGTCCCATTAAGCCATAGTTAGTGACCCGTCCTTGATTATTACGGATAACGCCAAAAATAGACTCAATAATCGCTTTTAGCTCAATGGGATTCATGCTACCTTCTCAACTGTTCTTTAGTGGGGAAATAATGAGCACCATCGGCAATACCGCCATATCTAGCAGCGTTATTAAACTTATAACGACAGAATACCATTGAGCCATCACAACCGGGAATTAACTCTAGTGTATCGCCTATATTTACGGCATAGGGCGGTATTTGTAAAATATTAATCCCCACACTTCCCCCACTAGAAAATACGTCCCTGATTGGTAATTTATAGCCTGCATTATTACCAGTTAAAAATCTGATATACCCCGCCCCCGCTTGCCAATTATAAATCTGTTCTTTACCACCAAAACCTGGAAAGTTGGTAGCAGCAATAACAAATTGATAAATTCCCGCCGTAAACCCTGTTACGCTAGTTACAGTACCGTTAGTGGTAAAACTAGCGATATTAACACCACATCTGGGGTCTTGTAGTCGTTTTAGGTAACGACAATTACGGGACAAACCTTGGAATACGGATTGATTCAAAATATCAGCGGTAGTCCTAATGGTAACTTCCCAGGTCTGATCAGTCTTTTTAACCTGTCCCCACCGCCCCACGGCTAACACTTTAACGACGCTACCAATTAAAAAGTTACCAATAAAAACGGTAACTTTGGCATCATTATATTTCCCGGCCCTAAGGTCAATGTCGCTTAACATCTCGCTATCAATTAACCCTTTAACATCAAAATTATTAGACTCAATCGCCGCTGATTTCTTAACGCTAGACGGACTAATGGCGGTGTTAGGATAATAAACAATCCCCTCAATAGCGACGGCTCTATCTAGTGATGTAAAGCCAATTGTTTCGAGGTCGGTAGCGATTTTAATAAAATGAGCCCAGAGTTTAACTTCCGCTCCGGCGGTGTTTAAGACCTGAATAAAACTTAGCCCATTAACTTCAAATACAGGACGGGAATAGGTTGTCATATTGTAAACCCTCCATAATAATTAGCAGTCAAAAATCGCTTTAATCTAACGCCATATTTATTGCCGCTATAATCCCCTGGCTCCGTAGCGGTGGTATTGTATTCAATAACATCCTCTAACGACTCAATGCGTTTAATATTGCCAGTCAGGTAGGCATTAGTTGGGACGTAGGATTCAATCTCAAACGCTACTCTAAGGGCGATCGCATGAGTTTGAATGTCAAAATTGTCCAAGCCACTATAACTATTAGTTTCCAGTTCAATCTGTTGAATTAATGATTCTAAAACATCTTCATTAATCCGTCCCTCAAACTCAGGAAACTTAGTTAAAAATACGTCAACGGTTAACATTTTATTGACTCATGACAATATAAACTATATTAAACAATTAACCCCCAATTAAGGGGGTCATCAGCGCTGATGGGTTTACTTTTCCGGCATTTCTAACAGAATAGGAGTTGTAGATTTCGGCTGTCGTTTCCGTTTAACAACTGGGTCGCTATCGCCGTCATCAAACATGCCTAATTCAATAAATTTATCAAACTCAGGATGAGATTTTAGCGCGTCAACTTGAGTCTCAGTTAAATCGTTAACGCCTGCTTTTAGCGTGACTTTTGCCATTCTAAAAACGTTAGATTTTGCCATGGGATTTAGTTCGGGATTGTAGATTAATTTCATCTATTCCCCCCTAAATACCAACAGACAGTTTAGGTACATAGCGATACTCAAACTGATCAGGAAAATCGATTCGGACTTGACCAATATCTTTCATGAATACCTGAGTATAAGTACCCATGTCATAACTCAACGGCAACCGTCGGGGATCGTTATAGGAACGGCTTGCCACCATGTCGTTAACCGGGGCAATCATCACCAGGTCTTTGTTAGTGCCAGCGGATTGAAGTCCGTACGCCACCAACACTTCAGACTTGCATTCTTCGAGGGCGACAAATCCGCGCAACGTACCACCGGAAGACGGGCCTAGATTTTGCAGAATTGAACTGATTACAGTAACACTGGTATTAGGCAGAAATTGAGTAGACCAGTAGTTAATTAGCCGACGAGGGGCAACAATTACCGACACCTGAGCAACGTTGTTAGTGCGGTCAGGTAGTCCCGTATAACAATCATTCAAAAAGGCAATAGAGTCTAAAGCGTCAGTGCCAGAGTTGCTTGGATCGTAGCTAGAGTTTTCGCTAGGAACGTCAGGATTGTTAAAAAATCCCGTAATACCATGATCAGCACTACCAGCTAATACAAATTTCTGTTCTGCCTCAGCAAACACGCGAGGCACAAAACTAGAGCGACGGGTGACAATATCGCGGGGTGTAGAACGGTTTGCATTGGCATAATTAGCCCGTTCCAACTCCACATGATTCCATTGAACGCCAGTGACCAAGGTCATTACTCGATAACCCTGTTCATCTTCCGTAAAAGAGATCAATGGAAGATCTTTGGAATCCCCAGAGTAAAACTTGGCTTCCCCAGCTTGCTCCATTAGCTCTTTAGATTCATATTGAACCCCAACCGGTAAATCAGCGGTAGCGGGAATTAATGCCCCATCAGCAATGGGCAGTTCGGGCATTGGACGGGTTAAAACGCCTGGTAATTTGCGCTCTAATTCCCGATTTAAAATATTACGAAAATCAGTCATTTTTAAATTACCTCCTACAAATCTACTTCAACACGAACTAACTGACCGGCTACTGCGTCAGACAACAATTTTAAGCCAGTAATCAAATCAGCTTTACTAGTATCCGCATTAGCTCGAATCCGTCCTAGAGCCTCGTTAGCACCGGGGGTACTATTGGCAGTATGGCGGAAATAAATAGCCGCCCCTTTGGTGATGTTGGTTTCTGGCAACATCCAAATGATAGCTTTTTTAGCTAGGGTCAGGGGATAGTCAGGCGGTGTACCAGCATTACCCGAAAACTGACTGTTAGCCCCATAATGTGCCAAGGCGATAGAAACACCCGCGACAGTTTGGCTAGCAGCGGATGGCAATCCCTGACCGCCAGATTTATTAACTACAACCCGACCAAAAGGAATTGGCGTAGAATCGGCATTAATAAACCCTTCTAAAGTGCCCCGTAAATCAAAATTGACGGTAGTAGCAGCGGGTGCGCCTTCATAGCCTTTAGGAGAAAAATAGGAATAATTCTTGAGTGAAATGTCAGTAGCCATTGTTAGTTACTCCCAAAAATAGAGTAGGCATTTTTGGCGATGCGTTCATTGTGAGCAGCAAAAGCAGCCGCTAAACTATCGCCATTTGATTCTTGCTTAGTACTATCTAACAGTTGCTTAGCGGGCGATTCTTGTTTCGGCGCAAACTGTAACCCCGCGTAGAAAGCGTCGACGTAATCGTCAGATTTATCGGACAGGTCTAAGTTTTTTTGCGCTTTAACCGCCGCTCGTTTGAGGTCAGCAACGGACATCCCAAACACGTCATCACCGCTGTCATTTAACATCGGTTTAACTTCGGAATAGGTCTGTAGCCAAGCCTTGCGATAATTAGCGTCAGCGTTAACGGTAGCCGCATCATTCAACTTAACTTTGGTGGCTTCGAGTTCACCTTTAGCAGCGTCAAGTTGTTTAGTCAGGCTAGCGGTTTGTGCTTCCAATTCAGATTGACGATCGCCGGCATCGGACAGGGTTTTTAGCTTAGCCGTTAATTCTTGATTGTCTTTAGTTAACGATTCAAAAGTTTTGTAAATGTCACGGGCGTTATCCCCCGACAGGTCAACAGTAGAACCGTCAAACAGACTGATGGTAAATTTCTTTTCCATAGTAGTTTTTTTAGAGTGTTCACTATCTATAATAATACTTTCATTTTGGCTATCAAAAGTAGCTTTATCCCCTGCTCTGGCTTTATTAACTAGTGCAACGTGATTACCGTTTAAGTCTTTAACTACCAGGTCATAATTTTCTACCTTGCCTTTCTCTACCGTTCCCAGTTCATCTATCCATTGACCGGCATAATCTTCTAACTCAACTTGATTCGCCCCAACGCTTAGCTGATCGTAGCCATCAAAAAATGCTTTGATCGCCTTTTTGTGGGTTAGCAAAATTTTGCCTTTAGCCCATCCCGTCGCGTCATCGTACCAGGTGTCTGTAATCGTCCCAGCAAACTCCCTATCTGAGTTTTGAATACTAACGCCGCCCTGGGGGTGATTGACCGTTACCGGCTTGTTTTTGAGCCGCTCAGCCGTAGCTCTAACCACGTCGGCACTACGGTATAGCCGATAGATTTTGCTGGGGTCTTTACCCAGTTCCTTACCGCTATAGGGCATCACCCCAACACGGGCTAGATTGCCAGTCAATTCTAGGAAACCCTCATCAGTGATCTTTGCCGACGATGGTAACGTCCTGAAATCATCCAAAATCATTTGATTACTCCTTAACTATCTACTCCCATATTAGATATTTGGGCAGTGTTAACCCTGTTATAAGTTTCTATAAGGGGGTTAACACCCTCAAAGCTATACAGGGTAAGGGTTCTAGGATTTTAGGGATTTTGGTTAAAATAGGGTGTTGTCAGTAAGACGGTTAGGTGTGTTATAGTGATGGAAGTTAAGCAAACAACAGAGGCGACTGCTATGAAAACCTGTTTTAATTGCCGGTGGCTCACCTCTGAGTCCGAAATAGGTACATTCTGTCAAAAAAACCTAGACCATCCTGTAAATGATGATTTAAGTCCCGGTAAAGCGGCGATCACTATTGCTGCTAATTGCCAGAGCTATGAGTTTGCAGACGACGACCCGACCGACCTCGACCCTAATCGTTATGACATTTATAGCGATGTTCTGAGACTCCAGGGCATGGGACTGTTAGATAAAAATGGGATGCCTACCGATGCCTTTTTTGAGTGTTTAGTCTAATCATTTGCCCATCAGAATAAAACATCTTAAGCCCTGTCATTCGTTTGGCGGGGCTTTTACAATAGAAAGACCGGTCGCGGAATTGGAGTTCCCACCGGCTGTAACTTTATCTCAGAGGAAAGTCACCTTGACTACTAATTTAGTTTCGTTCGACTATAACGGTCAATCCATCCATAAGCGCGAAGACGGATACATCAACTTAACCCAGATGTGCCAAGTCAATGGCAAGCGGTTAGACAACTGGATTCGCCTTAAGTCCACTCAGTCCTATTTGGCAACACTTTCAAACTCACTCAATTCTGAGGTAGTTTGCTCAGAGGAGGGCGCTAATGGGGGAACGTGGGGACATCCTAGCGTTGCGATTAATTTGGCCCGGTGGTTATCTGATGAGTTTGCGGTATGGTGTGATGCTCACATTTTTAACCTAATGGAGACTGGTAGCACTAGCCTATCTATTGACCCCATGGAGGAAATGCGACTCAAAATCGAGTTAACCCGATTGGAAAATCAAAAAGTACAGGCTGAATTGTCTTTAATCCAATTTCGCCATACCGTTGTCACTATTTGCCCTGAAGCTGTACAACAAAAAATCTTAGGTTACTCCACGGTCAAGGAAATTGAATACCGCGATCGCATCATTAAGGATGACGATGTGATTAACGATGGTGGCACGGTGACTAAGGCTGAATTATGCAAGCGCTACGGCATTGTTAACCGCAAAGGTACCCCGGACTATAAACGGCTTAATTCTGTCATCGAAGATTCTGGGCTATTAGACAAGCCGGAAGCATGGCAGATGTCAATGTACATCCAAGAAAACCAACAGCTAAAACGGGATTATGTAGGGGAATTAGACCGCTACTTTGAACGGATGCCTCGCCCTCGCTACATTGTCGAATAAATCATCAAACATCCGTAAACCTATCACCCGTTCTATATTGGGCGGGTTTTTATTGTAGCCATTGCTCAATAACTGCCTTAGCTACCTCATAGGTCATCTTTGGAGGTACTGACATCCCTATCATGTACTTTCCTATTTTGTCAGTTTTTGCTTGGTAATCGTCAGGGAATGAGCCAAGTCGTTTCCATTCTCTAAAAGTTAATTTTCGACACTCGTCCCAATGAGTAAAACTATCACCTGCTTTAAGCGTATTAGCAGGTGAGCAATCGTCTAATCGAATCTGATTAAACCCTGTACGTTTACCCGTTTCTTTTGTAGTAGCTGTTGCATAGCCTGACCCGTCTCCCTTTTTAGTTTTAGCCCACCACTTCAAATCTAAGTTATTAGGTTTTGTATCCCTAATTTCATCATCCGTCAAAACCTGTAAATCGCTAGTCGCCTCACCCGCGCTAATCCATCTATGCTTAGGAGCTAATACCAATTTAGGCTTATCAATATCATCTCTTAAAGCAATAAAAAATACCCGTTCTCTTTTTTGGGGAACCCCACAATCGGCGGCGTTAACCAAGAATAATTGACAACGATACCCAATCTCTTTAAATCGTGCCATAACCATCTTAACGTAGCCTTTAGCATTACCTTGTATCATGCCTTTAACGTTTTCAGCTATGGCAACTTTAGGTTTTAAATGCTCAACTAAATCAAGGTAATCAAAGAATAGGTCATCTAAAACTTGCTTTGCTTGACCTTCCCTAAAATGTTTTTTCTTGCCCCATGCTTTCTCTCTACTCCCTGCCATTGAAAAAGTAGAGCATGGGGGACTGCCATCTAAAATATCAAGGTTAAACAATTCTTGCGGCAATTCTTTAGTTAACAAATCTTTAATAGGGCAAAGAAAATAATACTTAGGATTATGGTTCAGCTTGTAATGATAAGCCATTTCAGGGTCAATATCATTAGCACCAATGACATCGCAACCAGCTAGTTTATAGCCCATCGTTGAGCCACCACCACAGGCAAATGTAGAAAATACTTTGAGTCCGTTTTTAGGAACAGACTTCAAGTCTTTTAAAAACCAAGCGTGAGGATTAGTCATTAAATTCAAAACCGCATTTAGGGCAAGTGTGATCAAACTCGTAACTGTCAGGGTCTATTTCTTGCGTGTTACCTTCATTCTCATCCCCATCCATATCATCTAATCCCCCCATATCATCCCCATCAATCGCCCCCATCAACCGCTCTAACTCACTATCATCAAACCCCAAATCATCCAGGTCGTAGCCACCCATATCAAGGGCTTCTAATTCCTGAGCTAAAAGCACCATATCCCAGTCAGTCTCAGCCAGCTTATTATCAGCGATTCTAGCTGCTTTAACCTGTTGGGGGGTCAAGTCATCACGGACAATAACCGGCACAGTTTTAAGCCCCATTTGCAAAGCTGCTAACCGTCGCCCATGACCCTTAATAATGACCATGTTTTTATCAACCACAATTGGCTGATCGAACCCCTCAGCTATTTGTTTAACCAGTAGGTCAATCTGCTTTTGGGGATGACTCTTGGCATTGTTAGCGTAAGGCTTAATGTCGTCAATCGGAACGGTCTTAATCTGGTGATAATCCATTGATTACTATACCGATAATGTTGTTGCTTTTTCTATATTAATCATGGCTAATTCATTGCAAAAGTGTCCGGTTTGTGGCGTGTTGATTGAGGACGATGCAAAGGTGATTTTTAGTTACGGGAAACCGGGAACCCGTTCGCGTCTTTATGCCCGTGTCTGTCAGTTTGCCAAAGATAAAGCAAATTGCATTAATCAGGATGATTCTAAGATAGGTGACATCCTAGAAACTGACTATTACGACTAATGGACAATCAAAATAAAGTGGTGTTGCTTGGGTTTTATGGTGGTGATAAAACCCATTGTTTATCGGCTTGGCAATCAACTAATCTTGATTTTGAATATACTCAAGACATTAATTCTCGCATTCAAGTATTATTTGCTAACACTACTAAAAATAAGAAGAAAAGCCCCGCTGATTTGCTTAAGATGTTAGCAGACTATAATCATCATACACCTTTCGAGAAAAGCACTCTACACTTTCAAATTACAGGCGATATTGCTAGTCATATTCACTGCTTAAAACATCGCATTGGCGTTTCGATTAATGCCGAATCAGCACGGTATAAAGAGTTAATTGATAAATGGTATATTCCCAATGACTGGGATATACCAGTTGACGATGTAACACATTTTGCAAGAATGTCGATTTTTGAAAATGCTGAGCGATGGGACTATGTACTGTCTCAGTATGTTGAGTTGGGGCATGAGCTTTACCATGAGGCAATTCAACAGTTAACGCCACATTTAGGGCGTAAACGTGCCAAAGAGTCAGCTCGGTATTTTCTGACCTACGCTAAACAAATTGACCATGACATGATGTTTAATTTTCGGAGCTTCGTTCACTTCCAACAGTTACGCAACAGTGACGACGCCCAAAAGGAAATACGGGAAATTGCACAGTTAATGCTCGATCAGGTTAAGGCGATCCCAGGCAATCCTTTTGAATATTCACTAGCCGCATTCAACCTCTAGTCGCTTGCGGCGGTGTTCCCACAATGCCAACGGTGCCTTGATGCCGGGCCAACCATCACACGACCGAAACCGATTAATAACGCGACTCACAACGTCCTCCCTAGCCCGCCAGTCGAGTCGTTCATGCAATAGGTCATCCGCATAGGCATCTTCAATTAGACGGGCAAACTCGCTTAGGTTAACAGGCGATAATCTAACCCGTGGGTAATCGGTCAAAACTCGATAGGACTTGATCATGGCTTTTCCCTCCATACCACTATCCTAAAACTGACTGTTTCACCCTCTATAAATTCCTTAAGAGGGTGAAACACCCTGGAACCTAGACAGGGTAAGGGTTTCAGAGTTTTAGGGCGTTTGGTATTTTAGGGATGTTGACAGTAAGGTGGTTGATTGTGTAGAATTGGGGTTATAGCAAACAACAGAGGTTTTTCAAATGGCTTTATATGCTTTAGTCTCAGGCAATCAAGTTATGTATTCCGACGGAACGAAAGTGACCGTCAAACCTAAAAAACAATCTCCACGCAAAAAAGCTATCAAGGTCGGATCAACTGTAATGGTTAATTTTGATTCCGAATGTATTGCTGTTACTACTGCAAAACGTCCAGATGGCTGGTTTGAATTTGAAATTATTCAAGGAAAAGACAAAAACAAAAAAAGTGCGTGTCACAAAAAGCTTTTAACGTTAATTGACTAATTCTCTAAGTCTTCCCCCGCTTCAAGTAGCCGCAAAATCGACTCATAATCAGAGTCACTAAGGGGCAAGTCATAACTACTGCCAATTCGAGATAGTTTATCGGAGTCCTCTAACGTAGTGGACTCTGTTTCTGCCATATCCTGTCCATCTTGACTATTTTGAGCATCGTCCTCTGGCTCATTAGTCTCACCCATAGCCGCTTCAATTTCTGCCATATCGTCCTCATCTAGTGTGATGTTTACCCCGAACTGACTACCACCGAACCGGGATTCTAGGATGGTTTCCGCCGGTAGTCCCAAAGCCGCGTACTTCTCATCAGCCTCAGCATAGATTTTATACTCATCCGCACGATCACGGTCAGATTTAACCAGGATAGATGGATAGGCGATTTCATACGCTAGGCGATCGCCAGTAATGCTAGGCATAATCAAATCGGTTAACCGACATAGGTAGGGCGTAATGATATCGCTCTGGTAGTTACCGACCATTTCTGCCCATTGCTCATGATCGGATTTCCCCGACTCACTCATTGCCCCCTGTTTAGTCGAACCTAACAACCGACTACGGGTAATGCGACTACATGCCACAAACATATCAATTACTAAGTTAACTAGGCTATCAATACCACTGAAGGAACGGTTGATAAACCCCGCATCTTCCCTGGCGGCGTCCAAAACCATGAGATTAATTGACGACAAACCGACTTTAAAAAGCTCTAATCTGGTTTGGATATCTTTCTGTTTACCCTGTAGCACCATATCGGCTAGACCATCCATCTTGTACCAGAAACCCGATGCTGATTGTAGATAATTAGACGCGGCTTTACTGGTTAACGTCATGTCGCTAAAACTGTCAATTAACACCTCAATGACAGACCGATCTTTAAAATCATTGCGGTATAGCATCTCCCCTGTCAGTTCAACACCATAGAATCGTAATACTCTATCAGGATGAATCTCAGGTACATAGCTAAAGTAGCCAGGTTTGAGGTCATCCATCATAGCGGTGTAGTGGGGGTCTTTGCCGTAGTAGCCGCGATTATAACTAATCCTATCCCGTCCAAAGATAGCGCCGCTTCTGACCCCCTTGACGCTCTCTAAATCGACGGGCTCACTCAATTCTTTACCGTCGTCAATGTCTAAAACGATATGACAGTTCCCTTCAACATTGGCAATGATTAGCGCTTTTTTAATAGCATTTAGCCCATAGTGTTTAAAGCCGGCAATATCATAAAATACAATCTCATCTAATCGTTGCTTAATCTCCGTTCCCAGATCTGTATCTTCTTCAAACTGCCATTCAGGGCATTGTCGCAAACTATCGACGGGGTAAGCCGTGCAAGCCGTGTTAATCAGGGGATTTATGAATAATTCGTAAGCCTCATCTAGGGTTAGTCTAGGTTGGTAATTGACTGCAATGTTATTGGCTAAGCCTAGTCCATTAACGGTGTTGCTAACAGCACTAATCGCCCTCCCAAATACCCCATTGGCATCATTTAACCAGCTAACATGAAATGTATCAGTCATACTATTAAAATAATCTTAATAGTATTATTTTAAAATGTCTAAACACTCTACTAATGATGACAATAAACATATTCAGTTAGAGATTGTCCCAACTGGTCAAACTGAGTTAGATTTTAACTTGGCTGAAATTACTCGCAAACACTACAAGATACAATCGTCGATTGTCGGTAAACTTTACAAGCAAGTCGATAAACACGCCGCGTCTGATTTGACTGTAGCGGAAGCAAAGCAGGTAGCGGATACAATTAGAAATTTATCTATATGGGCTTCCAACTTCCACGAAAAGTTAACAATTGTACAGCAGAATGAGGCTGAAAAGATTATTGCGTTAGGCGGTGCAATTGACTATGAAAATTTAACCCAGGAGCAAAAAGAACAATGGTTGTAAAGTCAATAGAATCAAGGATGGAAGATAGAAGACGGGTTAGATGGTATGGACATAATGTATTGGATGCCAGAAAGTTGCAGTTGGATACAATGAAAAATGATACTGTCTGGTTTATTAATAATTATGGTTACACAATCGACCCTAGAGATGCTCACAATCCGTTAAAGCCTTTTCTTTTATTTCCTATCCAAGAAGACTTGGTAAGGTTTTTTGAAACTAATTACTACGATGGCAATTGGGCTATTTTAGAAAAATCTAGAGACGTTGGGGCGACTTGGATTTTATCGGCGGTACTGGTAAAACATTGGTTGTTTACCCCAAACTTTAAGGGCGCAGTAGGTAGCAGAAAATCAACGCTAGTCGATAAAGCAGGCGATCCTGACTGTATTTTTGAAAAGATTAGATTGTTTATTAAGAATTTACCGGACTGGTTACAACCTAATGGGTGGGAAAACAAACCATCAAAAACAATGCTAATCTATAATCCTGACAACGGCGCAACTATAACCGGTGAGGGCGGATCGGAAATAGGGAGGGGCGGACGTACTGGTTTGTACTTCTTAGATGAAAGTGCATTTATTGAGCAGTCTCAAAAAGTGATGTCTGCCTTGTCAGCTAACACTAATTGTTTAATTCAAGTATCAACGCCTAACGGGTTAGACAATGCCTTTTACCGATATGTCAGTGAGGGGAAGATTCCTAAGTTTAGAATTCACTGGAAAGATGACCCCCGTAAAAATCATTGGATTACTCCCGGCGGTGTAACCGGTAAAGGCTGGGATGCCCCTAAAGATGCTATTTATCCTTGGTATGAGCAAAAGTGTAAAGAGATTGGCGATCCGGTTATTATCGCTCAAGAATTAGACCTTGATTATTCTGCTTCTGTTGAGGGGATCTATATCCCTGCTAAATGGGTGATGACCTGTATTAATGCTCATCTAAGATACCCTGGCATCATTGACGCTGATCAGCCTATCTGTGCGGGTCTAGACGTTGCGGCGGGCGGTGCTAACCAGTCAGTTCTAATCATCCGTCAACAGGGATTGGTAGCGCCTAAAATCTACCGTTGGGACAACCTTGATCCAACTCAGGTATCTTTTGTCGTTGACGATCTATTGCGGCGTTTAGGGGTTGAATATCTATGTTTTGATGCCGATGGTGTGGGGGCGGGGGTCGGCAGCACGTTACGGTCAATTGCTGATAAATCCTACGTTATAACCCCATTCAATGGTGCGGGAAGTCCCGACGACTATACACTTTGGCAAGGGGAAAATAAAACTAGTAAGCAAAAGTTTGCTAACCGACGGGCGGAGGCTTGGGGGATACTACGGGAACGAATTAGAAAAACCTACGAAATGAGTGAGGGGATTAACACCTATCCTGAAGATGAACTAATCTCAATTCCCAATGACCCTAACTTAATTATCGAGCTTAGTAAATTGACAATTCGGTACAATAGTAGTGGCAAAATTCTACTACAACCTAAGAATGAATTGAATCGGTCGCCTGATACTGCTGACGCTTTAGTTTATTCGTTTGTTAAGCCGAGGGGTTTGGCTTGGTGGACATGAGAATCCCCTCACTTTTTAGGGTGAAGGGATTGGGTTTTGTCTGGTGTTAAGCAAAAAGTTGTGTCACTACTTGTTTTTTCGAGTAAAGATAAAATCCATTTTTAGATCCTCGCTTTAGATATTTTAGGTATGGATGACCAGACAGTTTAGGATTGCTTACAGCAGACGAATAAAATACGTTAACTAGCTGAGATTGAAAGTTGTGGGTCTTTGTCATCCACTCAATTTCGGGAATTCGCTTCATCCAATTGGTAAAGTCAATTGGACGAAATTCTTTGTTTCCGATAAATTCAAAGAACTTCCGAAAAAAGTCTTTTTCATCTAACTTTGAAACGATGTCAAGATAACTCATACTTTTTGCATCATCGTTATATGAATAGCTTTCCCAGCAATCTGTGATGTTGATTGGCGTTTCGGCAATGTTAGACTCCTTTGCTTTTAACTCATTGATAACATCTTGTAATGCTTCAATGTCTTTGTGGTTTACAGCATCAGCAGCAGCATTCCATAAAGCGTTGATTACGTAATTGTTAGCCACGGTAGTTTCCTTTGTTGTTTGCGTTAACTAAAATTCTTGAGCAAGGTAATCGCAAAGATTCGTGTACAAATCCCGCAATTGTTTATCGCTTAAAGTCTGATAAAGCTTGGATGCTATATCGCCCCCCGTATTAACCGATGGCACAATATAACCCAGACTTTCCGCCATCTCATTTAGATAATCAACATCACATTTTGACTTGAGGTTATTTGCTAAAACCTCAGGCTCCCCAGGTAATGCAATCATCGCCTTGTCTTTAATGATTCCTAACTCGATTGCAGCGGCGCGAGCTGATTTGTACTTCTTACCCTTACCGATGTTTAACTCTTCACCTGGAAAGTCACGCTTAATGCGTCCCAATAGGTAGCCTTGCGATGTCCCTTGAGTCTTGGACTTTTGAGCTTCCTTTGTATCCTTATCGGAAATTATTATATTATAATCTTTTCCGATACTGTGAATTGTACTCTGTGCGACCCCAATCTCATTGGCAATTTGCTGTTGAGTCATGCCATCTAATCGCATTTGTTGGATTTTCATTTTGTCCTCTGGGGTTATTGTGGATGGTCGTCCTGGTTTGTTGATTGGTTCGATTGATTCTGGTACAGGGTTAAAGTTTTCTTGAGTGAATAGGTCTAGTAATTCTTTGGCGTATGGGTCAAACTTAGAGTTTTTGCTACAGGATTCAACGGTTAGGTAGATTGCCAAGGGATCGGTTTTTAGTCCGTCTTCGTGACCAATAAAATCTTTCAAGGAATCAAAATTGTAGGTTTCTCCTAGCCATTCATAATGTCGATGCCATCCTGACTGAATTAATTCACAGAATCCTTTAAACCATTCAACCGATAAATTAACACCGTCAGCATAAGCTCTGACATACATGAAAGTTTCATTGATTGAATTATCCATTGATGTTTTCCTCATAATATTTTCGTGCGGATTCAATCCATTTGACTCGCGTTGCTAACGTAGCCTGAGATAGTGATTGGATGCCAATCTTGCGATTAATAACTTGACTTACCACTCGATAGCCTTCATCGTCTTTTAAGTCTCGGTAAGCGTCTCCTAGTGGCGATTTAATAGAAGACCATCGAATGAGATTTGTTAGTCGCTTAATTTCTGCTTTTGCTTCTGCAATTTGGGCATCATAATCGATATTGATAGATGGTTCCTTGGGTGATTCATTACGACGTATTTCGCTAATTTCATCGGCATATTTATCTTTCAAGACACGGATTCGCTCAATTACTGCTTTTTGTTGTGATTCCGAATTAGAACCGAGTACAGCGTCAATCCACTGACGGAACGCTGTTTGACCGCAAAATTCGGCAATTACGGATGGGCAATCTTGTAAATATTTAATAGCTTCCTGAACATCTGAAGGAATTAAACAGCTATTTACAACTTCAACGTATCCATCAGTTTCTGTCATGTAAGGCATAACGGGGCGATCCGTATCTACCAATGGATTGTCTTTGATGTTGTCTATGTTGTCATTGCCGGATTCATTGACTACCATCTTGATTTGTTTTTTCAAGTTAGCAGAAAGGTAAACAAAAGTAGGCTCAGCCGGAGCTACAATGTACCCTGATTTTGTCATGGTAGGAAAACCATCGTCATAATAAGAAAAATCAATGCGCCGTCCTGATTGGTCATAAAGTTTGGGAATACGACGGGCGGCGCGAAAGATAACTTGAATGATATAAAGCATGGTAGATATTGCGCTTAAATATCCCACTACTTTGATGGCAGGAATATCTACCCCTTCAGAAATCATACCAACAGAAACAATGGCATCTGGAACCTTTGGATTTGGCTTTTGCAATTCGTCTTGGATATGCTCAATTTTTTTGCTTGCTTTTGTGTCAATTTCATCAGTTCCAGAATGAATCACCTGCACAGTCCAAGCATATTTATCTCGTAGGTATTTGCCGATGTTATCAGCTTCGCGCTTGTTTCGGGCAACAACTAAGGCGATCACATGGGGACAATGCCATTGACGAGCTTGATCTAAGCGTTCTCGCACACGTTCCAATACCTTAATTGCAGTTTCATTTCGATAAACGTTTTCACATCCTACATGCTTGCCTAGGTCATTATTTTGTTGTGGGATAACCCGACTGCATTCTTCCCAGTCTTCATCGGTTAATGGAGGATTATATTCAGATACCACCTGTTTACTGTCTCCCATCCCCACATAGGCGCGGGAATGGATTAAGTCAAAATGCAATGGAACTGTCCCACGAGTAGGTGATTTTAAATCACTTGCGTAATTGTAAGAATAATCAGGAACTACAATGCCATTTTGGTAGTAATTGTTATTTTGCAGTAAAGCAATATAACCATCAGTACGCCACGGAGTACCTGATAGCATCAAAATGTTGTAAGAAATACTGGCGATAGATTCTAACGCATTCCCCCATTCCTTATCCCGTTCTGCGTGATGATACTCATCACAGATTAAAAGGATTCGAGAATTTGCAGGAATATTGTCTAATGAACGTTTTGCCCCAGCATAGGTGACAACACGAAAAACAACATCTTCTGTAAAGTTGTCAGATTCACCTGTGACGACAAATCCCAGGCTTTTAGCGGTTTTTACCCATCCTTTTTTAATAGATACGCTAGGAACTAAGCAAATAACTACCGTATCAAGGTCACTACCTGATGTGTATTGAGCGGCGGCAAACAAACAACCAAGCATAGTTTTGCCGCCACCTGGGCACACTTCCGCTACAAATACGCGAGAGTCTTTATCTTTTTGGCGCTTATCTCGCAGTGACTTTAAAACCTCTTTTTGCCAGATACGTAAATCAATATTAGATGCTCGCTTTTCCACTTCTCGCTTGAAGTGATTGTCAATCATTGGGATCGAATACATAATTAGATTTCCTTAAATTACATTCGGGACAGCTTGGAACTCCATTGTGTAGCGTAGTAGTTCCGCCCTTTGAATAAGGAATCACGTGGTCTATATGGCAAGTAGCGTCAACTTTTTTGCCGCAATAAGCACAGCGCCATTGGTGCTTGATTAACAGCATAGTTTTTTCAGACTTACTAAAACAACGTCTCAACCTAGAGAGCGGAAAAATTTCCGACTGACAAAGTGTCCTTCTGCATAAGCACATAAGCTATATTAACAACGCTCCAAATAAAATGACAACCAATAATGTCAGATATTTGCAGCCAATTTCAGTAAGCTTCAATCATTTGCCATCCCTGAGCCGCTGATAAAATTTGCCTTTGCGGTCATGGGAGAAAGTGGAGGGGAACCGTAGGTAAAGGGCGATCGCCTCCCTAATCAATTCCGACCGACTCATATCCTTTTGCCAACATCGCTCATTCAATGCTTGGATAATGCCATCGTCTAGGGACACTGAAACTGGTTTTTTGGGATGGTCGGGCGTTAGTTTGGCTCTAGGCATAGGACGGGTGATTGATTGGGCTACAGATATTTTATTAATCTATGCCAACAAAAAAGACCCCGGAGGGTCTAGTTTCGTGCTCACCATTATGCGTTACGGCTATTTTAACAACTTAAACTCAAGTACCCAAACCCAGGGGTTAGACGCCCAAGGATGTTTTTTGTTGTCACTGTCCCATAGATTTTGAAAAGCAGTACGCAATTCATGTCGGGGGTAGTCTAATCCTGGGCAAAAACTTTCCAGCCCTTCGGCCATCGCATCCTTTTCACTAATATCATTCAACCGTTCAACCCATACATCAGTAATCTCTAAAGTTATGCGAGATGCTGCGCGGGGCATGTGGATTGAAGGTTTCCATTTAACGGGTTTTCCCGTCCGTCCATCAATGCCAGCAATATAAACGTTAGCTTCAGGATAGAAAGTTTCGGTTTTATACTTAATATTGCCATCCGATAAGATAGCAAATGTTTCCCGCACCCATAATCGATCATCAACTTCTCCAAATGGGCATTTAATTTGTCGGCAATATTTCTTGTGAGGTTCACCTGGCACATGGGTTAGTGTTTCAAAATCCCGTGTTTCTGGATTGATTCGCTCAATTGTTTTAAAAACAACCGACTCACCTTTTTTGCTAACCATATCCGGCTGTGGCTTAACAACCCGCCGTGACTGTGTTTTACGCCCGTCAAGGATGGCGCGCACCATCTCGCCGCTAAATAAAATTGGTTTTTCTTTCATACCTACCTCAAATGTTTGCTCGATTTCTTCCATTCTACACAATCAACTGCCTTACTGTCAAAACGCCATTTTAGCCAGAATCCCTAAAACTCTGAAAGCCTTACCCTGTCTAGATTACAAGGTGTTTCACCCTCTTAAGGATATTATAGGGGGTGAAACAGTGGGATTTAGGATGGTGATATAGGACTCTTACGGGAATAACTTATGGGACGCCAACGCCAACGTCGAGTTGATACTGCTAGCTGGGATGACGTTGAGTCGTCCTATTTTTTTGACAACGTAGTGCCACTAGTCCCCAACCGCAAAACTTTCAAGCCTCTAACCCCTAATCACCATCGGTTAATCCACCATATCCGCAATAGTCCGATCACGATAATCAATGGGCCCGCCGGTAGTCTCAAAACGTTTCTGAGCTTGCAGACCCTGATACAGCTAATCGACGATGGCACTTATGACAAAATTGTGTATATCCGTCAGCGTATTCAACGCCCCCATGAGCCAGAATTGGGCTCTTTACCGGGCGATAAGAGTGAGAAGCTACACAAACTACTTGCGCCGATTTTGGATAACCTGGAGGCGATTCTAAGTCCCTATGCAGTTGACGAATTCATCAAAACTAAAGTTGAATGTTCTGATATTGAATCGTTGCGGGGGCGATCACCGTTACGGTCTTGCCTATTCTGTGATGAGGCGCAAAACTGTGATTTAACAGCGCTAGAGACTATCATGACCCGTCGCACTGAATGTTCTAAATTAGTACTGGCTGGGGATTTTAAAGGGCAACGGGATATTTTAGACCGGGAATTTGATGCTTTTGAGTTGGTTTGTAATGAATTTGAAGGCAAGTTTCCAATCATCCATCTAACAAAAAATGACATCCTACGGTCTGAGACTAACAAGGATGTCATCACGGGTTTTGAACGAATTAAAGAACGATTACAACTTATTGGTGTTTGTCCCCCTGCATAATTTTGTGGATATTAGCTTTAACCCGATTGCCTAACAAATCATAGGCATCGTTAACAATATCCTCGGCAAACTCAGAACGGATAGACTGCAACTCATCTTTAGTTTGAGCGTCAATCATGCGTTCAGCCGCATCTAAAACATAAGTAGTTCTGTTCATATCAAATTAATTGTGCTTGCTTAGTGCCCACATTGTACACACTCAACCATTTTATCGTCAAGCGATGTCGTGGGGTCAAGGTAAAATAGTTGGGTATGTTATAATGGCGATCGCAAACTAACAAAATAGAGGGATAGTGTAATGCCAAGACCGCCAAATCCTGACAATCCGCCTTGCGAGTCGTGCGGGTCTAACCGGGTTTCCGTTCACCGACATCTTGACAGCGGCAATACTCAGTACCGCTGTAACGAGTGCAAGAAAACTTGGACACCCAATAAAAAACCTCATGCCAGGGCGGGTAAGGGGAAATTAAAATACATGGATAGACCGTTGTCTAATGCCGAACATCAACGGCTATGGCGGCGGAAACAAAAGTTGTTAAAAAAGTTGAAGCCCGACTAACATGAATTGTCCCCACTGTGGAAGTCCTAACACACTCAAAAAAGGCTATGATCGTTACTTTAGACAACGGTATCGCTGTAAAGAGTGTCATAAGGGATTTGGCGGTGGGGATAAACTAAAGCCGATTAAAACACTGCATTATCATGCGTTAGTTGATTTATGCCCGCCTGCTAAGCAATCAAAGTCCCCAACGTTCACAACGCTGTCTGACAAGGTGACTTGTAGGATTTGCCGCAAGCATTTAGACAATCGAGTAAATCCTGACGATTTAACCACTAACAAAAGTTTTAGCTTAACTCGGAAAGCGATTAAATTATT